CGACGTTCATGAGTCGGATATCCGGCGCTTTGGCCGGGACATTGAAGAGCTGCTGCAGACGAGTTTTCGGACCTACTCAGAGTCCTGGCTAGAGCAGTTTCAAGGCAAAGACGACTACTGGTTAACGAGATTCTGTAAGCCAGCTATCGATAAATTCAAGTTAGGCTGGCACTGGCAGGACCAGATGCCCTGTTACCCGATGAGAGGCCCTGATGAGACCATCTGGGGCGTGGTACGACGAAATCTCGGGTCTGAAGGACCCAAATATCTCTATCCCCACGGACCCAAAAAATCCAAAACGTTATTTCATTACAGTGCCAACCAACGAGATGTGGTATTCCTCTGCGAGGGTGCCATGGATGTCGTTGCTTGCTGGGAAGCGGGGGTGGAAGCATTCGGTCTGTACGGAGCCCAGCTTTCTAATGACCAACTTAAGCTCATCCACCGGGTCAGTCCCAAGAGAATCGCCCTGGTACTGGACAACGACAAGGCCGGAAGGGTTGCTACCGAGCAGATCGGTTCGCGGCTGTCACTCCTGGGCTATGACGTCCACGTAGTGGACTGGGATGGCTGTGAATACAAGGACATCGGAGAGGTTCCGAGGGCAGAGCGAAAAACTCTGCTTGACCCTCTTGCACTTTGAACCAACGCATGGTTAGGTAGCAGCTATGGACAACGAATTTAATGAACTTGTCGCTAACATGATCGTCCTAAAGCGAAGGCACGTTGAGGCCGAGGCTGCGTACGAGAAGAGCCGTCAAGAGCTCACGCAGTACATGGAGCATCACTCGCTGAAGACCGAGGTAGCGCAAGTCGGAGATTCTGTGTATCAGGCGACCTATGTGCGCCCTGAAGTGATCAACATCGATGAGAAGGTGCTCATCAAGGCTGTCGGTCGGCGGGTCTATAACAAGGCCACCGAGCGCAAGCTCAACAAGAAGCTGCTCTACAGCCTGGTGCAGCAAGGTGTCATCGATGGTGAGGTAGTGGCTAAGGCCAGCTACCTGTCATACAACAAGGCCTACCCTTTGATCTCGGAGGTGGCCGATGCCGTCAATGAAGACTAGTCGGATCGATCCGTCTACGCGGTTCGTACGGTCCCTAGACGGCGAATACTACATGGTACGAGAGGCTGCCGAGTTACTCGGGGTGGGTCACACCACGCTGCGGAGCCTGCTGAAGGAAGAGGAGGATCTTGGCCCGTCGTACTGTGCATACTTCGGCAAGGTAAAGATCTACCTCTACACCAAAGAGGACGTCGAGAAGATCGGCGCTTACCTTAAAGAGCGCAAGAAGATCTATCGGAACACTGGCAGGGCCAAGGCTCCAGGTAGGCCGCGTAAGTGGTCTGATGAAGAGCGCGCCCAACGAGGAAAACTGTATTCAAAGAGCAACTACTACCACAAGCGCATGACAGAGCTCATCGCACACGGATTGGATACGACGAAAGTCGCAGCGAAGCTAGAAGCAGTCAGAGCAGAACTAGATGCGATGGAGAAAAAAGAGTGACAGATCAGGTAACCCTCGGTGCAACCCATGAGGTAGTGATCGATGGGTTGAAATCCTGGATTAAATGTGAGGTAACGCTAGAACACATCAAGTCGGTAGAAGACATTGAAGGTACTTGGGAGCGAGCAAGCCGAATTCTTTCCCAGAAAGTCATCGCAGAAGTAGAGAAGCAAGCAGCGATTGTTGTAGCAGCCAATAAAAAGCAGAGAGAAGGATAGAAATGCAGTTCGGAACCAAGCGTAAAGATGCCGCTGAGTCTGTAAAGGGCTCAGGAAACTATCTGAGGAACTTCAAGAATGGTTCGGTCGTCGTACGGTTCTTAGAGGAGCCGAGTGAGTGGCTGAAGTTCTACGAGCACTACAACACCAACAGCCGTAGCTTCCCGTGTACCGAGGAGGACTCCTGCCCAGGGTGTGCTTCCCCCGTACAGAAGGTGCGAGAGGCTAAGACAAAGTACGCTACGCAGATCTATCTGGTAGAGCAGAAGCGAGTTCTCCCGTTCCGGGTGCCGGTCTCGGTTGCTGACAAGATGGTAAACCGAGCCGAGAAAAACGATGGCCGTATTACTACTCGTGACTACGCCATCATGCGGTCTGGTGCGGGGCTTGATACCGAGTACGACGTGGACTCCGAGGACAGGTATCCCCTTGATGTGGAGGATCTGCTCAAGAGCGCAGATATCGACATCCAGGACTGCCTGAACGAGGCGTACAAGGATAACTCGGGTGACTCGATCAACTCTGTTGGCGAGGAGCCGCAGGTTTCCCCTGGTGATAAGGGCTGGCCTGAGGCGGATTTTAAGCAGACTCCTAAGGAGGAGGTCTACAGCGAGGCAGACATTCGCGCTATGTCGAAGTCTGAGCTTCGTAGCCTGTGCCAGGAGCACAAGGTAGATTTCGATGACGATGACAGCGCACGTGAGCTAGCAGATCGACTGGTCAGCACCTTTGGTGCATAACTGACGCCTGGGGCGGGGTTCTCTCCAACCCCCCTGAGCTCCGCCCCAGGTCTTACCTGAACCATTTGGGTTCAGAGACGAGAACAAGTGAAAATTATCAAGCAATTGCCCTATTGGAACCTACATTCGCATTCGCAGTACTCGCATAAAGACGCACTGCCCGAAGTGGCAGACATGGTGCGTACGGTCGTCAAGTATCGGCAACCGGCATTAGGTCTCACTGATCACGGCAATATGGCTGGCTCGGTCCAGCTATACAAGGAGTGCCGTAAGAATGGCATCCTGCCCTTTCCAGGGAGTGAGCTGTATTTCGTTCCGGATCGGCAACAGAAAAAGGCCAAGCGGCACCACTTCTGCGTGGTGGCCTACACGACTAAGGGCTACGAGAACTTAGTTAATCTCTCCACGCTGACCCACAAAAACTTCTACAACAAGCCATTGATCGATATTGGCGATCTTGCCGCACTACACGATCAAGGTCTGTTGGAGGGCATCGCCGCTACCTCGGGGTGCTACTTCAGCTATATCTCACAGGGCATTGTGCACGAGTACGGCGATGAGAGTAATGACGAGGTACGGGCCACCCTGAAGCTGATGGCCAACTGGTTCCCAAAGTTCTATGTCGAATTACAGAATCATAATATTGACCACGGGGATGGATGGTCTGATGATCGTCTTGCTGGCGTTCTTCATGGTATGGCTGTGGAACTCGGTCTACCTGTCGTTCTTACTCAGGACTCCCATTACTGCCATCTCGAAGACAAGCCCATCCACGAGACACTTAAGCGCATCGTGGCATTCGGGACTGATGAGGATGACGCTGTTTTCCCTGGTGATGGTTTCCATCTCGCTGATGCTCAGTGGATCGAACAGCACCATTCTGGATCACGTCTGCACGATGGGATCGCAGGTCTCACAGATTTGCTTGAAGCCCATGAATTAGTTATCCCAGAATTGGAAAGTTATCATTACAACATTCCATTCACGGTGGCTGATCCGAACGATGTATTAGCCAAACGATGCGAGGCTGAGCTCATTGCTAGAGGAAAAGCCAATCCTGCCTACCAAACACGGCTGGATAGCGAGCTGGAGATTGTCCGGGACACCGGAATGGCTGGTTACCTTATTCTCGTCGCAGAAGTTACCGATTGGTGTCAAAGTAACGCGATCTTTTACCAGGCTAGAGGATCTGCAACTGGCTCTGTCCTGTGTTGGCTGCTCAACATCACCCAGCATGATCCTCTTCGATGGGGTCTACGTTTTGATCGCTTCATTAGCCGGGATCGCACAAAGCCCCCTGATATTGATCTGGACATTGAATACGACCGACGAAAAGACCTCATTGAGTGGCTGAAGACAAGGTTCGCCACTATTCAGATCGGGACCTGGGCGGACTATAAATTACGGGGCGAGATAACCGAGGAAGGTGAGGAGGCGCAAGGATCGTTAAGAGTCGCCTACTTCGCTCGAAAGCGAATTACTGGCCAAGAGATTAATACTTGGGCTGATATCCCTCAAGAAGACAAGGATGCACTTTATGCTCTGGATTCAGCTTCAGCCAAAAAATCGTACGGAACGCACGCTGCTGGGTTGGTCGTCACTACTACAACGCATGATTATGAACGACTCGTCCCTCTCATGTGGATCGCCTCCGCCGAGCGACTGGTCACCCAATATGAAATGGATGACATTGAAGCTCTGGGGCTCGTCAAGCTAGACGTCCTGGGACTGAAGACCCTCTCCATCCTGCATAGGTGTATGGATAACTTAGGGCGCAGCGTCTATGACGGGCTGGATTGGATCCCCCTCCGGGATACCAAAGCTCTTGGGACTATCGGCAAGGGCTACACCGATGGGGTGTTCCAGCTAGAAGGCGGGTCCTCTAGACGAGGTTGTCGGGATCTGAAGCCAACCAAGATCACTGACATTATTGCCGCCATGGCGTTGTTCCGGCCAGCCACGATGGATAGTGGAGCGACTGCATCGTACATTGCGCGCAAACATCATCAGGAGCAGATCCCGAGTCGTCATCAGATTATCCGAAAGCACACTGAAGACACCTACGGCATCATGCTCTTTCAGGAGCAGGTCATCGGCATCTTGCGCGACCTTGGCATGAATTCTGATGATCTCACCTCGTTTCTTAAGGCGATCAAGGCTTCTCAGAAGGCCGAGATCGAACACGCTGAGAAAGTCATGCGAGAAGCGCAGGGAGAGGTAGAGAAGCTCGCTGCCGCTGCTGGCATGATCGAAGATGACTTCCTCTGGCTGTGGAATGCTATTGAAGGATTCTCTAAATACGGCTTCAACCAAGCGCACAGTACTGCATATGGGATTACCGCGTATAGATGCGCCTATCTTGCCGTTCACCATCCGGTGGAGTTCTATGCTGCGCTGTTGGCTGTTGCAGCAGAGAGTGGCTCAAAGAAAGAGGCGTTGTACCTCAAGGCAGCCAGACATCGTGATATTAGAGTACTACAGGCCACCGTCAACGACTCACTAGTCACCTACTCGGTGGACAGACGGAAGCGGGCTATCCGCAAAGGATTGATGGCGATTAAATTCGTCGGTGAGCGCCAGGCAGAGGAAATTGTCAGTCTGCGACCCGATGATGGTTTTCAGTCCATGGAGCACTTCTGTGAGACGTTGATCCGGCCTAAGTCGCCAGTCACCGGACTCAAGGCCTACTTGAAGGACAAGGATCTGTCTGTCGGTACCGTTGCTCGGCTCTATGAAGCAGGAGCCCTGGGCTGCCTGGGTGTGGAGAGTCATGAAAGCTAGAGACAAGGCTATGCACCGAGCAGGTGGCCGCTGTGAGGCAGAAGTTGAGGTCAACGGTGTCTGGACCCGTTGCTTCGATAACGATGTGGAGGTCCATCACAAGCTCACCCGGGCTCGTGGTGGCACCATCTTAGATAAGGCAGGTGAGGACTATCATCTAGTTGTGCTGTGTCGCAAGCATCACCGGCAGAGCGATGGAATCGATGCCTACGTCGGTGGGCTACTCATCGATGGTTACGTAGTGTCCATTAATGGCAGGCCAAAGTACTACGGCCAAGATGAGTACTTAAAGGAAAAGTATGGCGACACATAATCTCAAAAACATGATCCGTGCCGTACAACAAGATCTACCAATCACCATGAGGATGGAAAAATGGCTCGTAGAGAACCCAAACCCTACGTTCAGTACGTCAGCCGTACAGCATGTGAACGACTTTCTGAGCAAGAAAGTTGGTGGGAACCGGGCAAGGCAGAGTTTCTTCCGTCCCTCTGGGGCGGGGAAGTGTCATCGCATGCGGGTGCTGGCCCGGATTGGAACCGAGGCAGTACCGCAGAGGTGGACATCTTCCCAGGCGAACATCTTGAGCACCGGCAACATGATGCACTTGAAGTGGCAATTAGCTGGGCTGACTGAGGGTTGGCTGACGCAAGCTGAAGTACCGCTGACGAGGGAAGAGCTAGACCTGCAGGGTACGGCGGATGGCACCATCTTTGATGGCTCGCTCTTTGAGTACAAGACCATCAACGATAACGGCTACAAGTACGTGACCTCGCAGGGCCCTAGGAAAGATCATCAGCAGCAGGTTGCGTCGTATCGGTTGCTGAACCCGGACTTTCACGCTGCCAGTATTGTGTATGAAAACAAGAATAATGGTGAGTGGCGAGAGTTCCGGGTTCAGTTCACCGATGAGTTGATGCAGGAAGTCACTGAAGAGCTTGCGTTTCTAAGAGAAAGTGTTAGGGTCAAGGTGCTTCCGGACGTGAAGCCACTGTGCCAACTAAGAGAAGGTACGGAGTACCAACAATGCCCGTTCCGCGACAGCTGTTTAAGTATTAAAGGATGGCCATCATGAAGCTCTACGGAGAGACTGTTATTGTCCCCCGTGCTGATTACGAGAAGGATCCTTCTATTCTCGCTCAAGTCCGTGAAGACATGCAGAACAAGCTAGAGGCAAGTGCCCGTCGAGACGATCAGGATCTTCCTGGCGAGTTCCTCTTCCGGGTCGAATATATTATCGAGGATCCCAACGCTGCACAGGGTGTAGATCCCTATGTCGAGGTGCCATTTGACGAGGCATGGGAATTTATTATTGCTAAAGGTCGTCTGAGCGCAGGTGGCTAATGCCAGTAGATCGTATTCAAATCAGGAAGACCCAATTCGGGCATACTGTAACTCAAGCAATTACCGAGCTAGGACTAGGTTCTGTTGAAGAACTCGAAGCTGAGCTGGCGCACTACACAGACATCCTCATGGGGCGCAAAGACTCCCCACTGGAGTCTCCTTTCCTGGCTCTTCAGGAGGTCGCAACTGCCTACCACTCCCGAGCCCGAGAAATTGAAATGGCTATTTATTCGGGTGAGCGAAAAGGAGACATCAAGCGAGGTTCCGATTATCAGAAATTCAGAACTGGAACACTAAATTCATTTATTGAGTTGGCAAAACGAGCAGCTGAACTAGGCTCACGACGGCTTACTCAGGAATCCTTACTATGGCAGGCAAGGCTGGAGCGATGAGTTATCCAAGATTAGCTAGGCCTGGATATAAAGCAGTACATGAAAGATTAAAGAGGGATAAAGGTCCAGCGGCTGAGTGGAGCTGCGCGCATTGTTCCCTACCAGCCGCTAACTGGGCTTATGTTGGTGGCGATCCAGATGAGCTTTTTGAAAAGCGCGCGTACAGTACAAATCTAGATAGCTATATTCCTTTGTGTCACAAGTGTCATGTAGCTTTTGATAGAAGTGCTAGACCGTGGTTAAATTTAGATCCAAATTTTTGTATACGTGGACATTCAGCTTGGCGTCTTAACAAAAAAGGCGGCAGATATTGTCGAGAGTGTATGAAAATTAATAACGCCAAAGCAAGGAGTGTGAGATGACGATCATGGACATTGATGACGTGGACCAGATTCGCACCATGACCTGGGACGAGGCTGCTTACCACGTAGTAACTCGACTGATTAACGCTGGTAGTTCTTTCACCGCTGACGATGTGTGGGCTGAGCTCACCCATCTTGGGATGAAGACTGACAGCCCGACCAGGATGAATGGCCCCATCACTAAAGCCAAGAATCTTGGATACATTGAAAAGCACGGCTATGTGAACTCGCTTCGGAAGAAGGCACATGGTCGGCCTATCCCGGTGTGGCGACCGTTGGCTAGTGGGGTTACTTTAGCACCAGGTACGAACAAGGTTGCTAAGCGTAAGCCTATTCAGACTCCTAGCGAGAAGATGCATACTTTACTCAAGCAGCGCTGGATCACGCTGGATGAGCTGGCTACTGAGGCTGGTGTCACTGCCAATGCGGCTAACCACTATGTGCACTGGGTTCAAAACCGCACTCGTAAGATCGAGCAGAAGCGAGAGGCTGGCCAGTATTTCTACCGGCTGGCTAGCTGACAGTGGAGTTATTGTTGGGATAACTATGAGGAGTGTTCATGGCTAGCGGTCCCGTGCGCGTGTGTGACATCTGTTTCCAGGCGGATGATCATCCACGGCACGGGACCATCCTCAATAAGCCTCAGGGGCGTCCTACTCAAGAGCAGTTAGCTAAAGTGCCAACCGATCTGCCCATTACTGCGCTGGATGAGCTGCTCAGCCCCTGGATTACTGAGCACCACATGCACTGCGGGGCTGATAGTGGTTGCGGCACCTGCAAAGCCCAGGTGGAGCTGGCTAAAAACGCCCAGGGGGATGCATTGCGTAAGCACATTCAGAAGAATTTCGCAGAACATGCCGCTGCTATCGAAAAAGCTACGAGCTGATGCCTCTTACTCAGTATGCCGCAAACGCCCTGGCCAATGCGTCCATGGGTGGTACTGCGTTCACGGCCCCTGGTAACCCAAAGGTGGCGCTTGCGACCACGACGCCTACAGCGACCGCAGCGGGAACTGAGGTAAGTGGCGGTTCCTACGCTCGACAGGCCATTACTTCGTTGACTGTCGCAACGGGGAGTACCCCAGGCAGTAACGCCAATACTTTAACTTACGCCAACATGCCTGCAGTAGGTGGTGGTGGCATTACCTCGGTGGATGTCTGGGACAACGCAGGCACCAACCGGCTTTGGTACGGCACGCTCTCGGCTGCCAAGACTGTGAACTCTGGTGATACTTTCACTATTGCGATTGGTAATCTTACCTACCAGATTTCGTCGTAGCCATGCCAGCCGTTAAGCGCACCATCGAGGTGGAAAAAGGGGCCACCTTTGTCTTAGCTCTCAGGCTGAGCGATGCCAGTGGGCCTATGGACCTCACTGGATATAGTGGGCGCATGCAGATCCGTGAGACGATGACCTCTCCTGATGCTGCATTAGACATCACTGATGCTGACTTTACTTTTGACAGCACAGGTCATATTCGTATTGAGGTCGATGACGCGAGAACGACCGCATTGACGATTACCTCTGGTGTGTATGACCTGGAGATCGTCAGTCCCGATAGCTTTGTGACTAGGTTATTAGAGGGCAAGGTTAAGGTCAGCCCCAACGTCACTAGGCCTCCTGGGATTGACCCATGACCGAGCCTGAAATCAACATCACGCTGGACAATACCGAGGTCACCCTCATTGAGGTCCAGAAAGAGACCACTCTCGTTATTGAGGGTCCAGATGATCTCATTCTTACCTCTGAAGAGCTCACCTTAGAGGTTATTGATACCCCTATCGTTCTTACTCCGGTAGCTGATTTATCGGTATTAGAGGTAGCTGTCCCTGGCTTACAAGGCCCTCCTGGATCTATTGGGCCGGTGGGTTCGGCTGGTCCCGCAGGACCACAAGGCCCAGCTGGTCCTCCAGGTTCAGCAGGTGGCACTTATACCCACACTCAAAATGTGCCATCTGATACCTGGACGATTGTCCACTATCTGGGCTTTATGCCTAATATTTCTATTATTGATTCTGGTGGCAGCAATGTGGAAGGCGAGACGACTTACATTGATACTGACACCGTTGTTTTAACCTTTACCTCCGCCTTCGGCGGCGTAGCGTATCTGAGCTGAGGCAGAGATGGCGAAGAAGTATCTCGTTCCCATTGATCTGAACCAGAATGAGCTGCGCAATGCCGCTGTTCACCAGCTTGCGTCTGACCCTGGATCGCCGGTTGAGGGCCAGCTCTGGGTTCAGAACGTTGCGCACGATGTCAGGATTCGCAACAACGGTGCCACTGTCTCACTGCTGCCGACATCACTGCTGAGCTCTGCGAATACTTGGACGTCTACAAACGTCTTCAACGGTGCGGTCACCGGCAATAACACCATCAACTTAACTGGCTCCAGCGCCTCTTCGGTGGGTGGTACGTTCTCTGCCACCGTTCATATCTCTACCGGCATTACTGGTGCTACTGCAGCATCTCGATATGTCGGCGCAACAGCTTCTGGCGCACCTGCCTCCGGTACGTTCTCGACCGGTGACTTTATTGTTGACCAGACCGGCACGATCTGGGTCTGTACGTCTGGCGGTACCTCAGGTACCTGGATCCGGGTTGGTAACTACCTCTTAGGTACTGGTAATACCTGGACTGCTGCGCAGGTCTTCAACGCTGCTGTCACTGGTAACAACACGATCAACCTGACCGGTTCTGGTACCTCTTCTGTTGGCGGTACTTTCACCGGTACAGCACTCATCGCCTCTGGCCTTACGGGTGCAACATCTGCCTCTAGGTATGTTGGCGCGACTGCCTCTGGTGCGCCTGGTTCCGGTACGTTCGTCACTGGTGACTATATTGTCGACCAGTCGGGCACCATGTGGGTCTGTACTGCTGGTGGCTCGCCGGGTACCTGGACGAGGACCGCTAACTACTTATTAGGCGCTACCAACACCTGGTCTGCTGGTAACACCTTCTCCTCCACTGTTGCCCTTAACGGTGCAGTCACTGGTTCGGGCACCATCAACCTCACTGGTACTGGTGCACATAGTGTCGCGGGTAACTTCACCGCAGTTATCAACGTCTCGACGGGTCTGACTGGCGCTACAGCCGCTTCTCGATACGTCGGAGCGACTGCCTCAGGTGCACCTGGGTCAGGTACCTTCGTTCTCGGTGACTTTATTATCGCTCAGAACGGTGCCATCTGGGTCTGCACGACGGGTGGTTCGCCTGGTACCTGGACCCAGGTGGGTGGCGGTGCCATCTCCCCCTCGGGCACGGTGGCAGCCGAGACGTCCTATGGTATTTCCTCTAGCGCTGGCGCTGCCTCTACATATTCGCGTGGTGACCACACTCACGGTACGCCGACACACGTTGCAGCTGACCACTCGGCTATCAAGATCTCTGATCTTGCTGCGCCTACCGCGAACGTTTCTTTCAACTCACAGAAGATCACCAGCCTGGCTGACCCCACTTCAGCCCAGGATGCCGCAACTAAGAACTATGTTGATAACTCTGTTGCTGGATTAGCGTGGAAAGACGCAGTTCAGGTTGCCACCACTGCAGCATTAGCAGCAAACACCTATAACAACGGCACAAATGGTGTTGGCGCGACCCTTACCGCTAACGCCAACGGTGTATTAGCGGCTATTGATGGTCAGAACCTTGGTGCAGCCACCTCACAGACCATTACCGCAGCTACCAACGTCACCACCACCATTACGGCAACGGTGGCTTCTAACGCCAACTTAGCTGTTGGCCAGATTGTCACCATCTCTGGTGCAGCAGGTGGTACTTGGTCGGTGATCAATGGCACCTGGACCATTGCCTCGCTGGTCTCCACGACTCAATTCACCTTTGTCGTGGGTACTGCGCCGACTGGTTCCTACACAGCCTCCACGGCTACTGAGGTCACCGCTGGTGACCGAGTTATTGTCAAGAACGAGGCGGCTACTGCCAACAACGGCATTTATGTCGTTACCCAGGTTGGTACGGCTGCGCTGCCCTACATCCTGACTCGTGCTACTGATTCAGACACCCCTGGGGATATCAAGGGCGCAACTGCCTTTGTGACTCGTGGTACGACCAATGGTGGTACGACCTGGACGATGACCACCACAGGTGGCATCACTCTTGGTACGACCGGTATGACCTGGACCCAGTTCTCTGGGGCCTCTACTGCTACTGCAGGTGGTGGTCTTACTGCAACTGGCAACGTCTTCGCAGTTGGTGCTGGTACCGGCATCACAGTCAACGCTGACGACGTTGCGATCAACACTTCAGTCGTTGCTCGTAAGTTCGTTGCTCAAATTGGTAACGGCTCACTGACGACTATCGTGGCCAACCATGCATTAGGAAATCAGTGGGTCAACTGCCAGGTGTTCCTCAACTCTGGTACGTTCGAAGAGGTTGAGTGCGACATCCAGCTCACTGATGCCAACAACGTGACCTTAATCTTCAGCGTGGCTCCTACTTCAAACCAGTACCGCGTCGTCGTCACTGGCTAAAATTTCATAGTTCGAACCCGACATAGCACGAGAGCGGGGACATGAGTAAGTCTTACAAGGTACCTATTACGGTATCTACAGCTAACGCTACGGCTGCCACACGGTATGTGGGCGGCACGGCCTCTGGCTCTCCTGCAGCGGGTACTTGGGTTACTGGCGACTGGGTTGTTGCCCAAAACGGTGTGATCTGGATCTGTACTGCTGGTGGTACTCCCGGTACCTGGACTGATGCGTCTACAGTTGAAAGCGTTGCTGGTCGCACTGGCGCAGTGACGCTGACTGCTGCGGATATCGGTGCAGGCACATTCCCTGCAGGTGCATTTGTATTCAATGGTGCAGTTAGCGGTGTCACCACACTCGGCACGACCGGTCTTATTACACTGACTCTTTCTAGTCCGCATATCGTCTATACCGATGGTAGCGACACGGTAAAAATTGGTTTGGCTACCACAGCTGGTCAGGTTAGTGCATTCTCGCAGGCGCGTGATCTTGTTCTTGCTGGACCCGTCCGTGTCTTTACACCACTGCCATTTGTAGCTACTGGATCAATCTCAACTTCTTCTACAGTGACTGGCACTGCGCTTATCCCTGCTGGTCTGACGGGCGCAACCACTGCTACTAGGTATGTCGGTGGAACAGCCACTGTTGCGCCTACTACAGGAACTTTTGTTATTGGTGATTATGTTATTTCGCAAAATGCTAAATTATGGGTCTGTACCGCTGGCGGTTCACCAGGTACTTGGGTAGCGGCAACTACTGGTACCTCAGCCACCACAGTTACCGCGATGAACAGCTTTGGACTGTCATCAGTAGTGGGTACCTCGGGCAACTTTGCTCGTGAAGATCACGTACACAGCACCCCAGCTACTCCTGTTACTACTGCTGCAGGTACAGCTAATCAGATCCTGGCATCGGCTTCTACTGGTGCGGTAACACTAAGTCTTGCTAATGGGGTTACTTTTCCGGTTGGCACAAATATTATGCAGGGCCCCACTAGCGGTGTGGGCTTACAAATTAAAGCCGCAGCTACTACCCCTGGAAATATTCAGGAATGGCAGACCAGCGGTGGTAGCACCGTGGCAAAAATTGATTCCGGTGGTGGTATTTATGAAGGCACCAGCCATGTTTATTCAGCAGTAAACGCCAACCTATCCGGTACGGTCACCGACAACACCACCTACGGGCTGTCCTCCACGGCCGGGTCCGCGACGACGTACTCCAGGGGCGACCACAGCCACGGCACGACACCGTGGCCGCTGTGGAAGGACCCGGTGGTGGGGGCGAGCGTAGGAAACGTTGTTATCGCCTCGGGCCTGGTCAATGGAACAGTCATTGACGGGGTTTCCCTAGCCACTGGTGACCGCTACCTCCTCAAGAATCAGACGGCTCCAGCGGAGAACGGCATCTACATCGTGGCGGCGTCCGGCGCTGCCTCCAGAGCACCTGACGCCGATACGCAAGCCGAGTTGTTCGGCATGTCGGTGTATGTCATTCGAGGACTCATCAATGCAGGTTCATTCTGGAATCTCGACAACACTGGGTCGTCAATCGTGCTGGGGACGACTGGATTGGTCTATGTCTCCCCTCAGTCGGCATGGACGTCTTACACCCCGACGTTCACCAATATCACCAGCGGCGCGGGTTCTTTCTTCTACAAGAAAATCGGGAAGACGGGTTACCTGCGCGGAAACTTTACTGCAGGGACTGCCACGGCTGCCGCAGTTATCCAGATTAGTCTCCCCACGGGGTGGACCGCCGTAGTTGCGACGGTGGTCGGAGCGCAGAACAATAACGCAGCAGTCGGCTCAAATATCGTGTCCTCAGGAACAACCGTTCGTGTTGCGGCGGACATGGCTTTTGCAAACTGGGGCGTCGGTGCGTCCATTGCTTCTGTACACTTCAACATCGGTGGATTCGAGTTGGCGTAATGAGTAACCCAACCCGCAAGATTCAACGAAGGAGAAAAATGTCTGACAGCCACGAGCATGCGCACAACGACAGTGAGCGTCCTGCGCCGCTGCCGCAGCCCTCACCCGAGTCATATATCGGCATGCTCAAGCAACGACTTGAGGCTAAAACCACTGAAATCTCTCGCCTTGAGGATATCGAGGTGCAGTTTGCTGCCTGCATCAATGATCTGATCACTGAGAAGAATACAATGGTCTCCATCATCAATCAGATCACTACCGAGAACAGGGAGCTTCGCAAGCGGTTAGGAATCGATGAGTTAGCTGTAATCGAGACAGTTGAGTCACTCGAAGACTAATTCAAATGGGTGCTTGCGCTCTGTAATTTATTTGCTACATTCGCCGTGTGACTCGGATCACATGGGGTGTGGACATAGGTGTCCGCAGCTATCACCTAGCCGGTATTGGGCTGGGCAGATTGTGGTTGTTCGACCACTGCGTGCCTGTCAAAGGCAAAGTAGAAGACCAAAAACCTGGTGATAGGTGGCTAGAGCTCACTAGTTTAGCTAAGAACTTCACCACATTTATTGATGAGAAAGATAAAATCTTCATTGAAGAGCCCCCATTAGCAGGGCCTAAGAATCTTCGAGTCTATGGAAAGCTCCACCAAACGGTTGGGGCTTTATTTTCTGTGTGCCCAGCAATTACTCAGCTGGTGCCAGTAGATACCTGGAAGATGGAAGTATGCGGCAAGGGTGGACTCAGCAAAGAGGATGTTGCTAGCTTTCTTAAAGATCGACAGCTTGCTTACTACGAGCAGTGTGAAGGCAATCAGAACTACATCGACGCAGTATGCATTGCCCTCTACGGATTGAAAGCAGGTTGACGATGGGCTGGGTATCAGCAGAACTCTTCCTGCAGTCCTCCTTAAACGATGAGCCCATCCTGGATGCTGACTATGAGCCCCCCAAGAAACGAAGGATCCCCTACCCAGAGTGGTGGGACGACGCCTCCTGTGCTGGGCAAACAGATGACTTCTTCTTCGGAGATAGTGAGGATGGCGAAGAGAAACCCCTTGCTATCAAGCTCAGTGACGCTAAGAAAATCTGTGCAACTTGTCCAGTCTTCGAATTATGTCTGCGCAATGCCTTGGGTCTGGGACCAGAAGCCAACCGAGAAGAGTACGGAATCTGGGCAGGCACAAGTACTCGACAACGTAAGCGAATCTGGGAGATTATGGATTCGAATGACCCAGAGGACGTAGAACAAGTTATCCAAAACATCATCAAGAACCGAGATAATACATTAAGTTACAGTCGTAGATTAACTTATACTGTAGTCGAATTGATCCCCCTCAAAGAGTTCAAAGAGGTCGTGTGATCATGGCCACCAAGCTCGCTGTTACGCCTGAGCAGCTGGTCAATGTGAGCGACAAAGAGCTAATGAGGGCAATGATTAAGTTGGCCAATATGAAGCGATGTGCTCCTGATGATGACCTGCTAGATATGCTTTTGGATGAGTGGAACACCCGTAGGGCAATCCAGGAGATGGAGCGACTGTGAGCAACTACAACTGGTATAGCCCGAACGTGGAAGAGGTGCTGCAGAACACTGGGCAGCCAGTAGTCCGGGCATTCCCATTCGCTTATGACTCACCTAACATCCTCACTGGCTATGAGGTCTACACCCCTACTGCAGGAGAAGTGCTGTTAGACGCCTGGGTGGTAGCTGATACTCCTTGGGTGGCCGATAATCCTTCGCTCTGCGACATCAGTACCTTTACTGAGAGCCAGTATGGTTGGTTCGATGAGGTTATGCCCACTGCGCTTAATTTGGCTGCTGCGTGGCCTCCCTCGTTATCGCAAGCTGCCGCAGTGTGGTTTGCTTTTAAGGTGCTCAAGACCGGCGATATTGGAGCTGTGCCTTTTAGTTCAGCTTGGCTAGATATCTTTGACAATTACAGCTCAGCCCAGTCGGAAAAGAAGATCCTGACTGGTGACCCCATCAAGATTGTGGTGTCTCAGGATGGTACGAATGCCACTACTGATGCCGCTGTGACTGCAGCTAACACGCCTACGCTGCCTTTAGTGGTAACTGGGGCCAACGATAACTTCGTCTACGACACTGAGACTTTTGCTATCGTCCAGGACACTTACACCACACTGGCTGACTTAGCTGACGCTATTGGTGCCGCTACTGGGACAACGACAAGCACATTCTCAGATAAGGTGACTGTCACCGATAACGGCACCAAGTTAGTTTTCACGCTTGTTGGGGACCTAGGTGCTAACGGCAATGGCTTAACCATCACTGGGATGGACACCGACACTGGGTTAGCTGATCCCACTACCTTTGCTGGCGGTGTTGGTGGCGACCCCAATTCGACCCAAGGCAGTGCCATCCTCTACCTCGTGACTGTGACGCCGATCTAGTGCAAGAGCTGCCTCCTCCTCCAAAGGTCAAGTCTGAGCTTGAGCTCATTGACGAGGGCAAAGTAACCCCTACAGAGCTTGTAGAGGTCGAGGACGACTGGTCTGACGCTGAGCGTGCCTATAGGTGCCAACGACTCCGTATGGAGGGCTACACCTGGCGTGAAGCCGCCAAGATGTGCGACTACCCCAACGCCAAGCATGCGCAGATGTCTGTCAGGCTCTTCCAGCAACGAGAAGCCCTGGAGCGCGATGCCAACTTCAGGGAACAGATCTTAGATCTTGAGCTTGAGCGTACTGACAAGCTTATTCAAACGTACTGGGACGACGCAGTAGTAGAGAAAGATATTAAAGCTGCTGAGTTCGTACTGAAGACAATCGCGCAGCAACACCGTATGGTGGAGAGTGCCGACATCAACAAAGACGTCGCAACGCACAAGACAATTATTATCCAAGGTACAGGAGAACAGTATGTCGAGACATTACGACGGCTGGTGGAAGGCTCCTAGTGTCAATGAGCTGCACTTCTACGTGGGCTTAGTGCTCACTGTGTGGTTCTGGGCCATCGTGTGAACCCGTATAAATGCCAACTCTGTGGAGAGTACCCAACGCTTCCTCTAGAGATTGGCGACAAGATCTTCTGTGGTGGCACAGCAGGACATTCACGAGATTGCTGGGAGCGTGTGCTCCACAAGTCGCCACTTCCCTCCACCGGGAAAGTGTGGTCCTGGTTCGATGGCTGGTCAGATCCCGTTACCTGACCTGGTTCGTATTATCAAAGATAACTAAGGAGGAAGATGTGTCCGATGCTGTGTGGGGCGGAATCAGACTTCCAGAACTCAAGGATGAAGAGCTCGTCGTAGATGGTATCTTTCTGCTCAAGGTTCTTGGGCAAGATGGGCAAATCTATTACCGTGAGTTCAAGACACCGACACTTCACGCAATCGAAGCACTAGGGATGGTAGAGACCTTTCAAGACACCTTACGACAAGCAATCATGCACAATTCCCGCCGTATTGGAGAGTAAGTGGCTATCAACAAGCAAAACGATCAACCTACTGGCGTCAACAACAAGCATTGGACCATCTATGTAGACAGCGACCCAGGCGTGCATTCAGGCGTGCACAAGGTCTACGGCAAGCTTGTCTTACAGGACAACTGGGTGATGATCTTAGATATCCAGACCAATGGCATCTTGTCTGCTGCGCCCAAGGACAGCGTGATCCTCATTACCGACGAGCCTGAGCGTGATGAAGCGGTATATGCCACTAAAGAGACCAAGACTGGAGCTTGGAACCCCACCTCGGGCTCTACCGGCACCATTACAACCACTTCAGCAGGGCAAACCTACGTTACTTACAATCAGTAGTCATAAGGCCCTATTTCCTTTAGCTATAGTGCCAAATAGCTCACGCACAGTAATCGCTAGGCGTGGACAAGCCCAAGACAATTGAATAAGCCGGGAGGGGTGTTCACTGGGCAACGCTCCTCCCGGCCCTATAAGGAGCAACGTGGTAGATGTAGACCTTGATGTTCAGCTCACCCGGACACAACTCGGGCTGGGCTATCTGAACATCAATGACCACGTGAACTACGCTATTGCGCCTGGTTCATTCGGTGCACAGGTCACCTGGCAGCGCAATCAGGTGGGTTCGATCTATCAGGATGATGAGATCACCACCTATCGCAAGCGTAATAAAGTCATGGAGAACATCATCGTAGAGGTGTTCGGGGACAACAACGTAGAGGTCCAGGGCAACGTAGATGCGCTCATCGCTGCGGTCCTACAGAGCAACTTTGACATCCTGATCAGCGTCAATGGCGTCTATCGGGTGTATGCCTGCGAGACAGCCGACTATGGCATGAAGTGGGAAGGCAACCGCTTCGTGGCCAATCAGTTCCAAGTTAACTTAACTGTGCCGCGTTCGCCTGTGCCCAAGGTTGGTGTGTTGTGAGCTTTGATTACACCTGTTGCAAGTGTGGCCTGAAGATCCACTCAACAGACAATCAGCTAGCCCTCTTCTTGGACGATAACGTCATCATGCATAAATGTGATGCAGGGTGGAACTACGAGGACTGCACTAACCCAGATCACCAAGATGGTGAGCTCTATGGCGAATGACGTCACTGACTATGGGCGCGATGCATTCCTCAATGCACTCTTTGCTGGGGTTGCACTGCCGACCTTATATGTGGCATTGTTAACCAATGATGCAGATCAAGGCTTTGATGGCACTATCTTAGCGCTAGAGGTAGAGGTCAAGGTCACTGATCCCACCTATGGCGCTACCGGATACTCACGCCAGGTTGCTCCTGCCTGGGATCTGGCTGATGGCGGCTTTGTAGTCTCTGGTGATGACATGAACTTCGGGCTAGCGGCCTTCAGCTGGGGCACAGTGCGGAATTGGGCCTTAGTGGATGATCCAGGGCTGATTGGCAACTGCTATCTCTATGGTGACTTCGCTGTTCCCCAGATCGTTGCCGCAGGGGCAGAGTTCATCGTGCCTAGAGGCGGACTAACTGTCTCCCTCTCTGGTCCTCAGTCTGGAATCGTGGTCTGATGCCTACCGATCAGTATCTCGCAGCTAAAGTGATCGACCACATCACTGGCGCAACCGTCTTTGTGGCACCAGACAATCTCTACCTGTCTCTGTATGCCGACACTGAGTGTCTCATCGAGATCACAGGTGGCTCGTACTCACGACAGACGCTTGTCTTACCTGCAGTAGCTACCAACCAATTTACTACTACCACCACGAGCAATGTGTCCTTTATCGGGATGCCAGCCTGCACAGTTCAGGGCGCAGGTGTCCATGATGATGTGGCTAGTGGTAATAGATTCTTTTATGCCCCTACACCAACAGCCATCGTTGTTGCACCTGGTGATACCGTAACTTTTAGCGCAGGACAACTCGTCATGGGAGCAACATAAATGGCCCTGTATACCGCTAGGGACTCAGCAGTTGCGCTGTCTGCGTCTACTACCAAGACCATTGTTCAGGTGGTTGCTAGCTCCTCCAAGCCAGTGCGCATCGTGGAGATTGGTGTCTCCTTCGATGGTACGTCGGGCTCAGCTACCCCCGTTGCTGTTGATCTCTTAAGGCAGACCACAGCTGGGACAAGCTCCTCACTGACCTTTGTCTATGAGAACCCACAGACTGAGACGGCTATTGCCACCGCGCTCAAGACATTTACTGCCGAGCCCACTGCTGGCGACATCCTTCGGTCTTGGTATGTCACGCCTGCGGGTGGCCTCTTTGTGATGCAGTTCCCGCTTGGTCGTGAGCCTGTGGTGGGGGTCTCTGGTCGTATTGGTATTCGTTGCAATGCACCGGCTACCGTGAACACTACGGCGTACATCACCTTTGAAGAGTAGTCCGTTGAGGTGGCGACACTCTCAGACGCCTTCAACAGGGCAGATAACTCTTCTAGCCTAGGCACTGCCGACACTGGTCAGACCTGGACTGCCTTAAATGGCACCTGGGGTATCGACACCAACAAGGCCCGAAACTACTCCCCGGGTACACAAGCTTTTGCGACAGTAGATACTGGCTCAGCTAATATCACCGCGCAGCTTGTAGTTACCGGTGGTACCTCGTCTGGTGGTGGTATTACCTTTCGAGCAGTTGATTTAAATAACCTCTGGTTCACCGAGTGTGACTCAGGCCAGATGCTGCTCTATCGAGTCCAGTCAGGCTCTTACACTCAGATCATTACTGGCATGCCTGCGGTCTCTTCAGGGGATGTCATTCAAGTTATTACTCAGGGCAATCTTATTACAATCTTTCGCAATGGCTCTCAGGTAGGACAGACGACCCAATCTTTTAATAACACTGCCACCAAGCACGGTCTTAGGGATTATGGCGGCGCTATTCGGCTAGATGACTTCACTCTTGACAACGAGACGGTCATTCTGCGGATGCAGCAAGCTCGTAGTAGGCGAGCTACGTTTATGCGAGCGACCAATTGAGGCCATCAGGTAATAGGCCAGGACGGGGATTCAATCTTCGTCCTACTCGGCCTGTTCCCAATACCTTACGCAATCAGCCCAGACTGTATCCAGGTTCAGTAGTCGGAGCAATTGTCAACGGCGGGTCGGAAGCCCACACTGCATTAGCGCAAGCTTCGCCCTTTACGTTAACTCAGCCCATTATCTGCACTGGGTGCGTTATCTACACCACACCCTTTGACGTAGGCATTGCCTCTAATACATTGATGGGCATTGTCACTAATCCCACTGGAGTAACGCCTGCCTCCTTGACCTACTTAGCGAGTGGTCGGACACCCAAAGACCCAGGCATTGGGAAGAATCCTGTCACGGTGTATTTCTATACGCCTGTGTATTTGGAGAAGGGCACCATCTACGCCGTTACCGCTAACTCTGATGGTTTGGTCTCCAATGGTGACACCAGCTCTGGAGTAGTAGTTGCTAGGCAATACCAGCAGTCCTCTGGTGGCGGAGCTTATGCCGATGGCACTGGTGGCTACAAGATGCCCATGCAACTGTTTGGTTATATTGCTCAACCACTAAACCGCAACAATGAGTCTCGTCAGCCCCGTATTCAGGCACCGTTTAGATCGGCGGTGTTCTAATGGCGAGGGGAGTAGGGCGTAGGGCTGGTAGAGGTATTGTCCTTCACCCGAAGACGCTTAATTCCTTAAAAGCTGACTTCCCGCTTATTGTGACGTTGTTCAGCACTTCTACGCTTACTATTGATGCTGAAGTACATGGTGACCGACAGCCAGCTCAGAATGTAGACAGGCCCACCTATCGGCGTGCGGCTATCAGTGCGAGTAGGTTCTAATGCGACCGCCAGGCAGGAGAGCAGGCTCAGGCTTTGCTCTCAGGCCTAATCAACCACACTATGTCCGCAAGGATTTTAGGTCTTACCAGGTTTTTGGCGCGGTCGCGCTTCTTTCGACCTCAGCTCTAGGGTCGCACTTTGGTATTAATATCCAAGATCAAGCAACGCTGTCGTCAACTTCTACGCTTACAGTTGGCGGCGATACCGCTGTTATTGATGGTGCAACTCTTATCTCGTTCTCCACGCTAGCTGTTGAGAATGATCCAGATGCGCGTACGAACTTACGTTCTACTTCGCACTTAGGTATTGATAGCGGTCCTGGTACGCCGGATACTACGACCGACTTTATTATCAGTTTTGTCTTCGATCTCTCTACTCCAGGTGTAGCTCCTACTGGAGATAGCGAATCCACTCTCACACCACCAGCGCACGATGACTCTGGTGCCAACCTCATCATCACGAGCACTGGGTATTTCGTCTTACGAGTGGTGGAGTCTGCACACACTCAACAACGAGCTATCTCACAGATCAACGTCACCGTTCCAGCGATTGCCATTATCAATGGCAAGCCTGTCGTTCCCCATTGGTGGGCCAAATCTACGAGCTCGATGACTGCCATCTATGGGCCTTCGCATATCCACGTCACTGCGGATGCAGCTCTTGACCCTGATGTCACGCCAGTTCATGGCTCGCCTGCGCACACGTATCGCTGGGTGGCCAATGATCTTCCTTACACCGGGGACTACTTCGAGACCTGGCCCTCGCATGGTGCTGGGCCTGACTTCCACTCGCTATTTCCGTACCGCCCGAAGGTAAGGAAGCACATCCACTATGGAGCGGGGTCAAACGACTACACGTATAGCAAAGTGGTGTTCTTCAACAACACCTATGTCGAGCACATGTGGCTTGATCTTGGAGCTACCGTCAAACAGCCCTATACGTGGATCTTTGCTGGTTTCGTATTAACCTACCCCAATGGCCAGTTCGGGCACTTCTTATTAGACAGCGGCAAAGCATTGCCAGGATCGTCTATCCCGTATGTGAGAGCTGATCACGTAATCAATGATGGCCAGACATCCCGAGCACTGATCCTGGCCAAGCGGGACTCTATTATCGCTACAACACGCCAGTCGTTAAAGTCTGGCTATATGAAGTGCAACCACTCCTGGGCACCACGTCCCAAGGTCTACGCTGCCGTCTTCAATGGGGCCAACTCCTATGTGGCGGAGATGGACACCCACAAGCAGAACTTATCCAAAGGTCGGGTTGATGTGCACCCCATTAGACACGTGATCATGGGTAGGGCGCAGAACCACATCTCGGATAACTACGCCTCGCACATGGGTCTGTTCGAGGTTCGATACTTCAATAAGGCGCTGACTCCTGATCAAATCAGAGCGCAGTATCGACAGTTAGCTGCTACCTATCGCTTCAACCTTTATTAAGATGTAGTTATGGGCTGGGCATTCGACTCTGTTGAGAACGCACCTGGTGCCTTCCGCATCATTATGCGCAAGCCCGATGGCCACCCGGTGGACATCACGACTGTCCGTGGTGCGCCTACCATCATCGAGAGTCTGACCAAGGCTGATCCCTTTGGGGACGCCACTGCGGTTTTAAGATTCCCGCAGGTCAGCGGCTTTGATGACTTTGATGCTCAGGATGTCGGTGGCTGGCTAGATGACTTCTCTGATGTTGATATCTACTTTCAATACGCCTATCCGGTAAGAGACCTGAGCTACGCCGACTGTATTGATCCTCGGACTAACCAGCAGACGCTCTGTATCTCTTCTGACTACGGTGCGTTACTACAGCACTGGATGCCACCAGTTGGGGATCCTGGTTGGGTTGCCCCAATGGACATGTCCGTCACCGCGACTAACCCACCAAATAGGAAAGCTGGCTATCCGACTAGCTGGAGTGATAACACTGCCTACTGGTTATGGCCGGGGCCGCATGGTCCTGCCGAGACTGATCACCCCTACACCAGGGGACTATTCCGGACGACCTTTAACTTAGCTAGTTCAACCCAGATCACCTTAGACATCACTGCCGACAACATCTTCGCGGCTTGGTTAGACGATGACCAGATCATTGGTATCGAGGACACCCAGAACTGGAAGACCTTCCACACCGTTACCGTGACGCTCCCTGCTGGAGATCATGAGCTCACTGCCTGTGTCATCAATAGCCCAGGCGAAGACTTTGTAGACGGCGAAACCCAGCCCATTAGTAATCCAGGGGGATATCTCTTCTCACTGCGGAAGACGTCTGATGATTCTATTATCGTCAATTCTTCTACCTTCAGTACTTTAGCTCAGCGCATCCCACCACAACGAGTCGTGGTCTGGGAGGGCTATATCGCCTCCCTGGAGACTTCTGTGGACGGGCAGAACTCCGACTTGACGGTGCAGTGCCAAGGGTCTCTCTTCCAGGCGGATAGGTACCTGCAGAAGCCTGCTTATCCACCTAGGCCTATCCCGCACGAGAGATTAATTGCGGACGTCTTCTCACACGTCTCACGGCCTTCTTTACGTACCAAGAGCCTAGAAGTCCGGTTCCCGGTTGGCTGGACCAAGGTCGTCCCTGCCTACAAGGTGGCTAATGCCTATACCTTGGATGCGCGCCCTGGTACTAAATACAGTGGCTACTCTTCGAGGAACACCGGTTCCTGGGATCACGCCTTAACGAACTTCTGTGCCGATCTGTTAGCGGTGATGTTCGTAGATGAGAAGTCCGGGGTCACTGTAGGGAACCAGTGGACCGTGCTCTCTGAGCCTGGCCGAAAGCCGGTTCTCAAAGTCCGGGACAGGTTCCGCACTCCTGACTTCGAGCTCTGGTATGGCCAGACTGGCATCACTGGGCGATTCACCAAAGACAACACCCAGATGGTCAACATCATCTACGGTGAGGGCACTGCGGTTGATGGCTCAACCTGGCGTAATGCCCGGATCTCCAACGACGGGACAAGGACCGAATACGCCCCATTAGCGTCTTCGCCTGATGTCTTCCCCCTGACGGACAACCCCGCTTTGAATAAGAAGCGGTTCGTCTCGGAGAGCCTGATCAAGTACGGCTCTGGGTTCGGCCAGGACCAAGCCACCTCGTCGGCCAAGCAGACTTTAACCAGAGATCAGATCCCTGGCTGGACTGGCGAGATCACCTTAACCTTCGACCCGGGCATGTCGAAGTGGGCCATTCGAGCTGGCATGACCTGCCTGTTAAAGGGCTTCGCTGGCACTGGTGAGACCGGGATGCGGTTCCACATCGCCCAAGTCCAAGGTGCTCCTGAGCAGAACACCGTGACTTTAACATTAGATACGCGCTACCGTGACCTCTTAACGCTGGAGGAAGCCCGGGCTCGCACCATGGACCCGCTTACCCCAAGTAAGTTATTACAGATCAACAAGCGCAACTTAATGATCGAAGACACCATGGCTCCGTGGGACTACACCGCTGGCTCAGGCTTTATCCCGCAAAAGTCCACCAAGTTTCACAGCACCCGTCCGCACAACACTGTCTTCCCCTGGGAGTACTGGACAAAGCTGCACCCGCCGCGTCAGTACCCACAGTGGTACGTGCGATGCAACGCGGACAAGGCTCGCCGTATCGACCGATGGAGTGGCCAGATCCCCATCTACATGGGGCAGAAGGGCTCCATTCGAAGGGTCGAGGTGGCTGCTTTCGACGTCAACGGCAAGCTTCTGCCGATCCAGTTCCACATGTCGCTTTACTACAACCAAGGGGATTCGTCCCCGATGGACATGCCGAGAGACGGTCAAGGTCCCTCTCCTTTCATCACGAATGCGTTCCAGACCACCGATGCCAACGGCGCATTACTCCCAGCGGGAAACTTCTTAGCGGCGAGTCCGGATCTGATCATTGGCTGGGGCAACAAAGATCAACCTGCCGGGTACTTCCCCAGCCGGAAGTCTGATGGCGCTTCCCCTACCGGATTACTGGTAGATGAGGCTTCCTGGAACTGGGACTGTCTGAACAACGGCCTGTTCGCCAACCAGCAGCAGTTACCAGGTAAGACGTACCCCAAGAGCTACTTCAATATCTTCGCTGAGTTCTATGCGGAGTACACCGAGCCAGTGTACTTCATGGGCCGTCTTTACAGAATGGAACCAGGGACGTGACCTGGGATAATGACAATCTGGCTAATGCCAGATTTATTGGCGATCATTACTCGATGGAGCCTGCCCTTTGGCCTGGTTATCCAGAGCCAACTGTTGAAGATAACGAGCAGCTCCTTACTTCTGGAACCAGAACGATTTGGTTTACTTGGACATCACCAAGTTTTACAGCTCCAACTTCTTGTGTGTTCGTTGTGGATACCTGGGACTCTCCAGCTGGAGATGGGTTTTACGCTGGGTTAGATACTTGGATTCAGATCTATACAACTACAGTAGATCATCCAACCTTTAATGATTTGGTTCTAGTAGGTTCTAATGACGATGATGGCAATCTTTATAGTTACAACTCAAGAGTCCAATTAGTCGCTGAAGCAGATACAAAATATTACTTCCAGGTTGGTAATTATGACGATACCGCTGATGGCACGCTTCATTTCAATTTCAATACCACCGTTACTCATTATAAATGGACAGACTGGCAACAGTGGCCTTCGCAGTTAACATTTACTGATGCTGCGCAAAGTTTTAGCACCATTTCTTTGTATTCTAACGGAGTTAGTATTTTACCGTATGTTCATCCACCGCATATCAGTATTCAAACAAATCCTGTTTACAGCTATCGTGAATTATACGATGGCCCATCCGGTTTACCTAGCACCTGGTATGGCACTGAAACAACAAGCGCTTACTATGCAGCCAATGGCGAACCAGTAGTGGTAGCGAGTAATTCCAGGCGGAATGGCTACGGAGCAATTGGCAGTATGTATATGGGAGGTCGCCAGGAAGGCGCGGCATTTATTCTAGACTTTCGAGTATATAAAGAAGAGCAGTGGTATCCCTATGACGATCCACGAGTGGCAGATTCGATAAGTATTGAGTATGGTAACGATGCTGAATTTATTAGTGCGCGATTTGTTGTAGAGAAAGCTGTTAGCGGCGCAACAGCGTATAAAGAGATTAGAGACCCTGCTAACTATAACTGGTCGACTACAATCGATTATCCTTTTCTCCTGGATGCTGTATCTAATGAACTAAGTACGCGAATTTGTCGAATTAGTTCTGGAGCGTGGGAAGGTACACGCTGGACCGACAATCAAGGCGGTTTTAGCTTATATCCACGGCCATTTGATATTGAGCGAGATATTCGCCCGTACTTAACAGAAGTTGATCATTTAGACGGTGCAACGTCCGCTGATCCATATGAGCAACGACCTATCTACTGGGCGGATAACTATCCAGGGTATTGGAATTACCAATGGTGGCATGAACACACAGATCGGTCTTATGGGCCATTTAATAGTTTAGACGCCGAGGATGTACTAGCGTTTGCACTTATTTCCAAAGGTTATTTAGACGCAGCCATGACTGGAGCACCAGTCGATCCGTCAGAAGTTATTAATAACTATGGCAGCCCGTATTACGGTGGATCAGAGTATCGATCAATTCTTACTGTCTGGGCTCATCTTCCCTTTGGCACCCATGGCCGCATTGGCTGGGAAATGACATGGCGACCCCAAAGTTATCGGTTGCTGCTTCCTGTTACCGACGAAACTCCACCTCCGCTGCGGTTCAACCAGCGTGATGACCAGTTAGGAATCGAGAACGCCTCAGCACGACTGAACGTCCCCGGTGAGGCTAGTAATCAGACTGGTTCGATCCAGCAGGCTCGCTCTCCTCGCATTGGGGAGACCGGTGGTGGCTCTAATAGGTATCTTTAAAGTATGGCCAGCATCGTTACGAACTATCAGGGCAACCTGTTCTTACAAGCCCTGATCAACGCTGGCAGTCTGTATCTCGGGTTGTTCCTGGCCGATCCTGGGGTTACCGGGTCGTTTGTCGATGAGGTCTCAGGCGGGTCGTATGAACGCCAGCTCTTTACTCCCTCAAGTCCGTCAAGCAAGTCTTTTGGTAACTCCAACCTGATCGTCTTCGACAATCTCCCTGCTTGTACGGTGACCTACATCGGGCTAGCCACCATGAAGTTCGGTGGCAGTCTTACCTTATGGTCAGCTATTACTCCACAAATTGTGCCGAACTCGGCACGACTCACCCTCGCTATCGGTGATGTGGTGTGGACGCTCTGACACCACTCGGATACTGGGTATGACCGCCCAGTCGTAAAGGATTGATGATGAGCACCTCGTATAACGGTTGGCCAGCGTCAGCCACAGCTTCGGCTATTGGCATCGATTCCACCTTCAAGGTTGCCGGTCATCTGTTTCCCGGTGGCGTGAAGAAGGGCGACGTCTCCACCGTCTTCCGCTTCTACCTCGGCAACTACCACCTGCGGGTGGAGTCTTTAGCGACTGATGGCAAGGACGAGTGGGGCTACTCCTACCGTAGGAACGTCAACAACCCCTCCCAGCTGTCCTGTCACGCCTCGGGTACGGCGTGTGATGTCAATGCCGTCAAGCACCCCAACGGACGTCGGCACACGCTTTCCAGCGTTCAGGTCGCCCAGTTAAGGAAGATCCAGAAGTGGGTCAATGGAGTGATCAAGTGGGGTGGTGACTTCTCCACCACACCCGATGAGATGCACCACGAGATCCACGGTAATTCCACTGCGGTCCACGCTGTGGCAGCCAAGCTCAATCACCAGCGGTTCACCAAGGTCTTACAGCGCGGGGTTGGTTCTAAAGCCCATCCTGACCCTGAGGTGAAGAAGCTGCAGACCTGGCTGGGCTTCACCGGTACCGCAGTGGATGGGGTGTTCGGCACCGGTACTGAGGCTGCAGTCAAGCGCACCCAGTACAAGTTAGCTCAAGCGCAAACTGGCAAGGTCACCCAGCTTCTCGGTTTCTACGTCAACCCCTAGGAGGGGAGATGAACGACAACCCGCAGCTTCCTGCGTATATCCGCACCTACATCCCCATCCTGGTGACCATCTTCGGTACTTGGCTGGCAAACCATGGCTTCAACATCGATGGCACCCTGCTGCAGACCCTTGTGGGCGCAGGAATCGGTGCAGCGTATTACGCGCTCGTGCGCTACATGGAGGGGCACCGGGCTTGGTTTGGCTGGTTACTGGGTGTGGCAAAGCAGCCTGCCTACGTAAGTGGTCCTGCGCCTGCTCCAGCCGATAACGAGGTTGTGGTGGCTGATGTTGTGCCTGATGACCAGCCGCCTGCCGTGGGTGACTAATTCTCTTAACTAGGGGAGCGTGAGATGAAGTTTGCTCTCCTCGGCACTCTTTTACTGGCCACCAATACCAGCGGACCAGATGGAGTTTCGCTGAGCCAGTGGTTCAACTTTGCCCAATTTGGGTTATTGGGCGTCATCTTCTTGATGATCGTTTCCAAGAAGTGGATCGTGCCGAAATGGGCGCTAGATGATGCCCGAGCTGCCTATGAACGAGAACTCAGAGCAAAAGAAGACGTTATTGCGCAGCAGCGTGCAGATATTATCGATCTGAAGAACACCGTGCATGAATTGCAAGATCTGACCAAAGAGCGCATGATTCCAGCATTGGTGCAAGCAAATGCCCTCTCAGCAGCTTACGTACAAGAGCTCTCTCGACGCGCTTCGTTTCCCGTCAACCCATTTCCCATCGTTCCCCCGGGTGGTATCGGTGAATGACCGACGCAGGCCCAGGGATCCAGAGGTGAAGGAGCTCTTGCTAGAGACGCTTAAACTAGTAATACAGGCTGAAGCCATCCTGTCACAGCTAGTAGCGCATCAAGCAAAGGTCGAGGCATTCTTAGGACATGCTGAAGATTACACTGAGGTTGAGTTAGGCCAGGAGGACCATAAAGATGCCTGAGACCGTTCGGCAGCTTGCCGCTGAGGTCGATGGGCTCAAGGCCGCCACGTTGAGTCTGTCCACTCAGGTCTCCAATTTATCTGGCGCGCTCACCACGCTCAACCACATGCAGGAAGAGCAAATCGCCCTACGTCAGTTAGCCGAGTCTGCTGTCCAGCCAGAGGACATCAAGCAAGAGGTAGACAACGCTGCGCTACCGGTACGTGCGGATCTGAAAGTCACTCGTCGTCTCACCATTGGTATGGCTGTAGTGACTCTGGGTGTGTTGGCCGTTTCTATCTTCGCTTTTAATTCTTACGTGCATTATCGCAAGGACACTTACCAGCGGTGCTTAGACCGCAATATCCAGTCCAAGAAGATCAACGATCTGATCAATCAAAGCTTTAATAACAACCCGCAGTTAAAGCATGCCACTCCTGCGCAATTAGCTGAGGCCAAGCGCCAGGCAGCTATTTTCAAGTCGGCCTTCCCGGCTTCGCCTAGCTGTGCCAATTTACTGTTCCACTGGCCTTGGCATGACAACAACTAACCCGTTCGTTCTAGAACGGCCCCCTCAGACAGACGATGAGCTGTACTGGCTAATCCAGCTGATGTGGGGTACTCGTATTCCGAGGACTCCTGTATGCCCCGATCACGTGCCGCCGTTTACGGCCTTCGCAGATGCCTATTTTGGGCGCAACTCTCTGGATCCCAGTTCTCCGGTCCAGTCCGTCGCCTTATGGCATGGGAGTCGAGGTCTGAGCGGGAAAAGCTTCATGCTGTCCATCCTGGGTCTGACAAAGACCCACATGCGAGGTTGTGACGCCAACCTGCTGGGTGGCTCGATGGCCCAGTCCATCAACATCCACGAGCACATGCGCTCCGCGATGGAGTACCGCAACGCCCCGCAATACATGATCGCAGACAACACCGCGACTTATGTTAAATTAACCAACGGTGCCAGGATTCGTCCTCTGACTGCTTCACAGAAGACGGTGCGTGGTCCGCACCCTGCCTTGCTGCTTTTGGATGAGATCGATGAGATGGACCTCGACATCCTCGATGCTGCGCTTGGTCAGCCGATGCCACAGAAGAACTATCTCAATGAGATCGTCAAGCCGTATACCGTGATGTGCTCCACCTGGCAGAACCCGCAGGGCACCTTCACTGAGATCTATAAACGTGCCGATGAGCAGGGCATCCCTAAATACGCCTGGTGCTACCGAGAGTCTGCCAACCCAGTAGACGGCTGGTTATCCGAAGAGGCCATCGCTGAAAAGAAGGCAATGATCCCCGCTGAGATGTGGCGGGTTGAGTATGAGCTCGGTGAGCCTTCTATCGGTAACCGCGCCTTTGACTCTGACTCAGTGGAAAGGGTCTGGAGCCTGCCGTTTGAGCCATTAGCCCAGAAAGTGATGAAGGACTTCGAGGAATATAAGTTCAAGAACTATGAACGAGATGGCGTCTACGTCATTGGCGCGGACTGGGCTAAAGAGCAGGACTACACTGTTATCACTGTTCTGCGGGTGGATCTCAAGCCGATGGAGCTGGTCTACTACGCCCGAGTGAACCGTCGTCCCTATCCGGTGATGATCGGCATGTTCAACGAGGCAATGGCTGAGTACAACGCTCAGGGTGAATATGACCGCACTGGGTTAGGTAACGTGGTCACGGATTATATTGACTACCGTGCCCACGGTTTCATGATGGTCGGTGACAAGCGTGCCTCGATGCTCTCGGAGTTCGTCTCTGGGGTGGAGACGCCTGGGTTGATGCAGTTCCCCAAGATCCCCTCGGCGTATACCGAGATGAAGTACGCCCAGGTGGGAGATCTGTACTCCAACGCCCAAGCTCAGGGTTTCCACCTGCCGGATACTGTTTGCGCTTTAGCATTAAGTTATTACCGGGCTAAGAGGTCAGTTCCCAACGTCGCAGCCATTACCGTGCTCAAGGATGGCTCTCCCAACCGGTACCAGAAAGTCTTCGAACGTCCGAAGGGCGAAGCCACCAATAGCCTTACTGGTGATGTAAGAATTAGCGGGATTGATGACGATCCACGCTTCAGCCTTGTGCTCTGACATACACGGGAGAATTAACCTATGACCCGACCGGAATATCAGGGCGTCGATCTTGATGTCCCCTATGAGGTTCCCAAGCGGGTCAGCCCTACCATCGAGCTTGGTTCTTCTGGTCTTAAAAGGACCGGTGGCTACCTCGATGAGGAGTTCCTGCCTCAACTTCGAGGTCGCAAGGCCGTCCAGATCTATCGGGAGATGGCCGACAACGACCCCATTATTGGGGCGTTGCTGTTCGCTTTAGATAGATTACTTCGCCAGATTGACTGGCGCGTTGAGCCTGCCTCTGACTCTGCAGAGGATAAAAAGGCTGCCGAGTTTGTCGAAGAGTGCATGAAAGATATGTCGCACTCTTGGGATGATCTCATTTCTGAGATCTTGACCATGCTGCCGTATGGCTGGTCCTACCACGAGATCGTCTACAAGCGCCGAGTGGGGCCGTGGGAGACAGATCCCACCAAGAAGTCTAAATTCAATGATGGAAAGATCGGTTGGCGCAAGATCCCGATTCGTTCCCAGGAGACCTTACAGAGGTGGGTCTTCGATGAGTCGGGTGGTATTCAGGCGATGATTCAGCTGTCGCCACCTTATTACAAAACCGTGGTACTGCCCATTGAGAAGTGCCTGCTGTTCCGCTCTAACTCGGTGAAGAACTCTCCCGAGGGTCGAAGCGTCTTACGCAATGCCTACCGGCCCTGGTATATGAAGAAGCGCATCGAGGAAATTGAGGCCATCGGTGCGGAGCGTGACCTAGCAGGTATGCCGGTCGGCAAGGTTCCGGCTAGCTATCTCAATGCCAAGCCAGGTACCGATCAAGCTAAAATGGTTGAGGCTTTCCGCAAGATGGTGCGCTCAGTGCGTAGGGATGAGCAGGAAGGTATTCTCATCCCTTCGGAATTCGATCAGGACACCAAGCAGCCGCTGTTCGATTTCCAGCTTCTTGCCTCTGGCGGGTCCAGGCAGTTCGATACTTCTGGGATTATCCAGCGGTACGAGCAAAGAATGCTGATGACCGTGCTAGCGGACTTTATTCTCGTTGGTCATGAAGGCGAAGGTTCGTATGCTCTTCACACGGACAAGAGCGGCCTGTTCCGTACCGCAATTAACTCATTCGCTCAAAGCATTGCCGATGTCTTCAATCGGCACGCCATTCCGAGGCTCTTCCTGGCGAACGGATGGAAGCCAGATGAGCTTCCCACTCTCGTACCGTCTGACATCGATCCCCCGGACTTAACGCAGCTTGGGGCCTTCCTGCAGCAGACCACCTCTGCCGGGATGAACTGGTTCCCGGATGCTGAGATGGAGAAGTTCATCCGCAAGGCTGCACGGGTGCCTGAGCTAGATGAGGATGCTGAGAAGCAGTTAGAGCTGGAGTCGCAGCAGGCTGACATTCTTAGAGTGGCGCAGCAGCAGATGGAGTTACTGGCTCTGCAGCAGCAGGCTCAGCAGGGCGTGATGTCCATGCAGATGATGGATCAGGGCATTAACCCGGAGATGATGCAGCAGCAACAGCAGATGCAGCAAAAGGATGAGCAGCATCAGACCAAACTGCAGGCCATGCAGCAACAGCAGAAGTTTGCTGAAGACAAGCACAAGATGGGTCTGCGGCAGAGCCGTGACCAATTTAACCAAAACCAGACTGCGCAAAGAATGCAGACTCGGCAGAACATGTCCCAGGCAAAGCAGACCCACGCTCAGAAGCTGGCTGCGCTGAAGGCCGCTAAGAAGAAGAAATGATCTCGGCATTCGGGGTCGATCACGGCTTTATCTCCAAGGCCGACCGACAGAAGGAAAAAGATGTAGCCGCCATTGCTGGTGGCGCTGTTGCTGGTCAGGGTGTCTACCAAGGCGCTGGTTATGGCTTAAAGCACTACAACCAGAAGACCAATTTCAATCGTTTTAAGAATTCCAAAGGCAAAGAGTACTTAGTGCCTAAAGGCTGGTCGCGTAGTAAGTACGACCGCTTCAATTCAGTGCATACTGCTAAATACGGCAATCGCACTGCGAAATACATGCGCAAGATGCCTAAAGAAGTGCCAGGTTCTAATATTTTCCACATCCTTGGCTACACCCACCGTGGTAAGACAGGTGTCGCTCTTGGCACCGCAGCTACAGTAGGGGGAGCAGCTACCGGTTATTCGTTGACGCACAAAAAGGGGAAGCAGTGAAGTTAACCCCCATTGATCCGGTTGCTAAGCGTGTCTATGACCGGATCATGAAGTGCGAGACGGATGATGAGGCCAAGCTGTATGCCGCCATCATCGCTGGCGCTGGGCTGCAGTATGACATGATCACCCATCACGACATTATCCAAGATCGAGTGGATGAGGTCGTCCAGAAGCGTGCTGAGCGGCTGAAGAAGAACCTCGCCCGAGAAACTGTCTTACGGGCTAAGAACGGCGAGGACGTCTCTGAGCTGATCCAGAAGTCGGTGGATATCTCCAAGGACTTTGACTTCACCCCTTCGCAGCGGCGTGCCTACGCCTCGCAGCAGGACCGTGACTTCCGTGGCCAGTTCCGGACCATGCACCACCGTATTTCTTATTCCGGCAAGACCAAGCCAGTTAGCGCTGCGCAGGGCAACAGGTTAGGTATTGCGCCCACTCCTGAGCGGATGTCGCAACAGGACCGGCTGGCCTACCAAGAGGCCTACATGCAGGTGCAGAATGCACTGCGGCCTTTTATTTCACTGCCTGCCAACGAGGGCAAGTTATTACTGACCTATCAAACAAAGCATGGTGTGCAGCACACCTCAGTTAGTGATCTGCCAGTTGTTGAAGCAGGCAACCCGCAACCAGCTATCGATGCTAGGCACTTTGCTCAAGGTGGTCGGCTCATTGGAGCCTCGGTTGCGGTTAACCCAAGAGCCGAACAGCAAATGGGCGATATCAATGTACAGGGTGCAGCTTTCGACCTGGCAGGGGCATTGGGTGACAATGCCGGGACACTGGCCTCGAATGCTTTCGAGCGTAATGACGCTGGTCGTTTCAAGGGTGCTGACCGGTTAGGTTCTTTCGCAGGGGACTGGAACGCGCAAAAGCCCGAGGAGATTGGTAATCCTCGGGCCAAGGTCTACCGACGCCTGCACTTAGGCTCACGCTTGCTGGATTCTGCTATCGGGCCGCTTGTTCCTAATCGAATGCGGCTGGCGATTCAGTCTGCTGACTTTGTGGGCCAGTACGGTTCTGAGGCAGATAAAGTCATTGGCCCGCACGCTGACCGAGCTGCCTACCGATACCGAGGTGTGGAGCGCAAGCCGGATCCTGTCTTACAGGCCACCGTCAGTGGTTACAGTCGCGCCTTTGATAACCCGGAGAGCGCTCGTAATGCACTCATCTACGGGTACAACAAGGAGTACGTCTCCCGTAATGGGATCCAGGTGGAGCACCAGGCTTCCCCTGTTATCGAGTATTTCCGTGGTCGGTTAGCTGATAAAGACCTGGTTCGACTGCAGGCCCAGTCTGGGGTCATTCCGCCATCCGAGGGTATGATCATTGATCGAAATGGCAAAGTCGTCTCGCAGGCTGTTGGGTACGGCGAAGACTGGTACCTCCCATTCAACCTCAAGACACTTTCTCGGGTTAAAGGTGGCGAGTACATCCGCACCCGAGCCTGGGGTGGGCCCACTACCGAAGACATCTATGCAGGGCTCATCACCGGAGCAAAGAGCGTCACAGTCGTCTCGCACAACGGCGTCTACACCGTTGACTTCGATGAGTCCTTCCGAGGGTCAAGAAGGTACAACGACAAAGCTGCTCGGATGGTCGGTCGTTACGGACACCTGTTAGACGCTGTGAAGTCCCAGGAGGTCACCCTGGCGGGTATCCCTGAGGACCGGTTAGTGGAGCTTAAGGCTGAGGCTGCGAAGCGCTACAACCCGAAATTAGACCGTAAGAAGTTCGAGGACCGTCTTGAGGAGCTCAAGACTGAAGAGCGCATCGACCCACAGATGTCGCAGGCGCGCAAGCAGCAGTTTGCCATTGAGTTCTTAGACGACCGAGCCCAGGCTTTACCGGGCAAGCACGGCTCTGATCACGTCCCATCGTGGACTGACTTTGCCCAGTCCTATGTGGACCGCCAGGTGGCATCGAGTCAAATTCACCACCCAACCTATCCAGGTGCTCCGGAGTGGGATGAGGAGGCTGCTCGCTTACAAGCCTCTGCTGCGGTGGCTACGCCCATGCAAGTTATTCAGGTGGCTGGCTTACAGCCGCAGTGGGAGAAGTACGCAGAGCAAAAGCAGGTCGAGTACGTGGCTGAGCAGAAGCCGCTTGAACTCAATGGTCCTGGTTACGACAAGGCATTAAAGGCACTGCGAGAGCAGTTCCCGTATTACATTGCCAATGTCTCTTATCAGCCATTCCAGCCCAACCGCTCCGACATCGGTTATGTCAAGCCTCGCTTCAACCGTCCGGAACGAGCCCTTGCCGGGTACTACGACACCACCATCGGCGGGGTGGGTGCTCAGCTCACCCGCGAAGGTAAGCAGACTGGCAAGATCACCGCTGACCAGATTCGCTGGCAGAATGGTGGTCCGCAGGGCGGCAAGTTCCAGCAGCGTGGTGGCCCGAAGAAGCCGTATGAGGACTCGGGTCGGACTCAGCCCATCGTGCCTGGTGGTACTCCTTCTGATCTGGATCAGCAGATTAAGGGTCAGAACGCCGTTGAGGCTGCGCATGACTATGTGCGTAATAACTTGCCTGCCGGGGTTACTACCGATCACGTTCGGGGTGCTGGCTTCCCCTTACTTGGCGGATCGAAGGATGAACTGCTGGCTGCCTACCAGGACAACCCGGCTAAGACGCGAGAGCGCCTGTTGCAAGAGGTTGACCGACTGGCCAGCAACCCGGTCATGCAGGGCCTCACGATTCCGACCGAGGTTCGTAATAACCTGCGCAACCCGAATGCCGCTGACATCGGTGGCAAGTACTCCGACTTTGCTGGGCTGTCCAACCCGGAGAAGACGTACGACTTCGGTAGTGAGTACGCCATTGGCAGGCAGCCTGAAGAGTACTTAGACACCTACCGTCGTCAGATGGGCCACCTGGGTATTAATGCTGATATTGGCAACCCGGACAGTCAGGATCTGAAGGAAGCGCTGGACGAGACTTACAAGAAGGATGTCGAGACCTTAAAGCGCAGCCAGGGTATTGGTGTTGACCCTGCCTTCACTGATGAGCTGAAGCAGCGGATCAAGAACAACATCAAGGCTCGCCAGGCGGCTAGAAGGTGGCGGGAAGCCGAGAAGGCCGAGGAAGAGCGTATTCGGCTAGACGAGCAACGGGCTGCCTTTGGCTTCGGGAGTCCGATGATCATGCAGGTGAATCAGCCGCAGGGCGGGATTAATACTCCGCAGGCTCGTGCACAGCACCGGATGCCTTCTCCGCAAGAACTGCACCAGCAAATTCCTGGGATGCCTGGTTGGCCTCCGCCTGGATTCCCGCAGCAAAGGTCTTAGTTGACCCAGCCGCTGTTCACTGACCCGGGAGCAGATTTCCTTGCTGCCGGTCAATCTCCGCTGGGCATCGACAACCATCTCTTGGAGTCAAATCTCCCAGAGTCAGGGAATCACCACACTCGTAATCTGGTGATCGCTCTGGCAGCTGCTTTCTTGGTATGGCGGAAGCTGATGTCAGCCAAGATGCGCAACCGAGAGCCCGTACAGCGGGAAGTAGCTACTGGGCTCTTTCATCATCTCTTACGGATGAACATCCGAAGGGCTTTTGGGCCTGCGGGTCTGTTAGCGCCTGAGGTCTATGACTACACCGAGTCTGCCGCTTTAACTCTCGGCGGGTATCTCACCGACACCTCAATGGAGGCTTTCCAGGGGGCCTATGAGGCTGAGCTTGCCCACGGGGTGGCCGAGCCTATTGCGTTGGAGAGGGCTGCCGCTGGCTTTGGATTAGACCCAAATCAGATGCGTTCCTGGATCCTGTCGCAACGAGGCAAGGAGGGGCCGTATCAGACTGCAGTCTCTCCAATGGCTATCAAGGAACTGGACAAGAAGTTATTACAACGGGCTGACATCATTGGTCACACCGAGGCCTGGCAGATGCGTCAGATCGGCCAAGTCGCCTTATGGGATCACTTAGAGAAGACTGGTCAACTTCCACAGGGCACGCAGAAGCGTTGGCGCACTGCTGAGGATGAGAAGGTCTGTCCCACCTGCGGTCCACTGGACAACGAAGAGATTCCGCTCAATGAGTGGTACGAGACATTTTCAGGAAAAGTTTTTGCCCCTGGCGTGCATCCGAACTGCAGATGTCAACTCGAACTAGCTTTGCCCAAGACCGAAGGGATGCTGGAGAAAAATATCTTCCTTGACAGGGTGATGGCTCCGCCGCAGCAACAGCAGGTGGTGGTTGCTTCAAAGAAACCCCGCAAGAAGCTGAAGCAGATCTATAACACTAATTATGTTGCTGCTCCGCAACCCCTTATCAAAGCGGTCGGAACGGACATGTATGACCGGGATCGGCATGGCCGGTTCTCCCGGGTAGAGGAGCGCACTCAGGAAACAGAAATTACTGCTCCTGAGATCAATCCGCTTATTGACACCAACCCGTTGAAGCAGGGTGCCAACCCGTTGGTGAATCCGTTAGCGCAGACCCAGCACAATTTATTAACTGAGGTCAATCCTCTTACTGCACATAATCCATTAACGCAGTCCAATCCTCTATTGATTCAGCAGTTCATTCTTGGCTTAAAGGGCGGTAAGCCTCCTAAGCCTCCGGAGGAAGGTTCCAGCAGGGCACTGGCCTATGTGCCGGTTGACGACTACAACGAACTTCGTGGTTATGGCAGCGTCTGGACTACTTCTAGGGGCGATCTCGGTCCTACCGATTCGCAATGGCATGAGTTCCACGTTGGTCAGGTCATTAGCTTAGATATCCAAAACCGACACCCGCTCATTGGTTCGGTGGTTGATCCGGATATGGGGCTAGGTAGCCATATCGGTGGGGCGCTGGAGTCTCGTTATCAAGATGAGACCCCCTATGACGATGACGATAAAGAAGCTGACGAGTTCGAGTACGGACTTCAGGAAGAAGTCGCGCTTAACCCCCGAAGGGCGCTGGAGGATCTTTCTGATGCCAATGTCGAGAAGGTGGCTGATGACCTTAATATCACTGGCTCCTTCTGGGATCGGCGTGAAGAGCTCATGCACCAAGCTTCAGAGGTGGGTTCAGATGCCAACCTTGCTGTGGTGGACATGCTGCGCAAGAGCGGTTCGGATATTTACGCCGCTTCCTACTCTGAACGATTAGTACCTGCCGTCTTCACCTTCCCTGAGGGTTACCACGGTCAGGAGAATGAAGTACACCCACTCAGCCCGAAACTGACTGGGTTGTATACAGTACGGAAGATTCGCACTCATTCCTTTATTACTGACCAGGGCAACATTGCGCCAGAGGGCACCCAGGGCAAATTAAAGGGTTGGATGGAAGTCCAGCTCATTCCACTGTGACAGAGAAGGAATAATATCCCTATGGACTACGCGACCCTGCTCGGTGGTGACTTCATCGACCAGCGGGAGCTTGTTGCCAAGTTCGGCCCTAGCCAGTCGGATGTCCATGTCAACTCTCCCGCTCAGCGTAAGAAGGAGCGCCGGTTAGCTCAGGTTGGCATGGCTGGCACTGCTCTGGCTGGTACGGCGGGACTGCACGCTACCTATCTGACCGTTAAAGAGCACGGTGGCTCGTTCAACCCCAAGAACTTTCGAACTCCTAAAGGCCCGGTTCAGGATGCTCTCCCGGGCATGGAGAAGCTGGGCAAGGTTCCTGCGGGTCGGAAAGCAGCATTAGGCGCTGCTGCTGTCGGAGCGGGATGGTTAGGGCTTCACGGGGCTGAGCTAGGCGCGGATGCACTAGCGGCCCGAGCATTACACCGTCAGTACAAGGCCAACCAGGACCCGCACAAGAAAAAGAAGGAAGTCGCCAAGGCCTACGAGCAGGTCGTTGAGGCTAGGCGGCAAGGATTTATTACTACCGAGCAAGCCCTAGAGATTATTGAAAAGGGTAAAGCTGGCAACGTTGCTCGGGGTTGGGCTGGGATGAGCCGCAACAAGCCTTGGGATATCGGACTCGGCTGGGCTGCTACCAAGGCTACTGGCAGAGCCGCTAAGGAGCAGACCAATAGATTAGCTGACTTTACCTATCGCAGTCTTCCTTCGGTGAAGCGGCAGCGTCGGTCCATGCTGAGGGCCTACCAGCAAGAAGAGAAGGCCGCTGGTCCCCGCTACCTGGTGCGCGCTGCTGTCCTCACTGGTGCTACCGGTGGGGCTGCGGTTGGTTATCACCAGGGCAAGAAGGTCAATAAAGCCGCTGATGATCAAGTTGACTACGGCTTCTACGGTGAGATCTCCAAGGTCAACGAAGACAAGCGGCTGGTTTTTGGTTGGTGCTCACTGAGTGAAATTGACGGTGAGCCCGTTGTGGACTTACAGAACGACTGGGCTCCCATCGATGAGATCGAGAAGTCTGCCTACGCCTACGTGATGGGTTCGCGTATTGGCGGCGACATGCATCAAAGGGATGGCGATGCACCCAAGCACACTTCTGATCTGGTGGAATCCTTTATCGCCACCCCCGACAAGCTTCAGCAGATGGGGCTCTCGGAAGAGGCGGCGAAGAGCATCCCTACCGGATGGTGGTGTGGGTTCAAGATCAAAGATGACGACGTATGGGCAAAGGTTAAGAGCGGGGAAAGGTTAGCTTTCTCCATTCACGGCAAAGGCAGCCGCATCACTAAAGAGCTGGACTGACCGGCCAATGGTAGTGAACAAAGCAGCGCGTCTTAGGGTCAGAGGGATCAAAGGCGTCGAAGGCCCCTGGGGCACGATGCAGCCTGATCAGGCTCAGCTGATGCGTCGTTATGAGTATCTAAAGACTCGTAACCCTAAGATCACGCTCTCTGACGTTCTGACCGGCACAAAAGGTCGGCTGAAGAAGTCTGCCTTTGGTGTTTACCATGCCCTCTGACAAGAAGCCACAGAAGCGTGAGTACGTCGTAGCAGGTGCCGGTGGTGCCAGCGGGTTAACTGCTGCTGTTGCGCATGAAGTAAAGCTCATGAACCAAGATGAGGCTAACTATCACAAGTTCAGCGCTCAGCTTAGGTCAGCCACTTTTAGGCGGAATGCCGCACATGACCGGCGAGACTTCCGACACGAGACCACTGCCACCATGGGCAAGCCGTTAGGCAAGCCATCTTCTTCCAAGGCTCTCATCCGGCTAGAGGACTACAACCGGATGCACAAGCCCATCGCACGTCCAGTGCCGATGAGCGAAGAGACTCTTTATCATCTGAAGCGCACGGGCGAGTCTTTAAATGAAGCAAAGAAATGGGGCAACAAAGCTACTAAAGCTGCTCGTATTCGCAATGCTGGTCTTGCTGGCTATGGTGGCGCTATTGGGTATCTGGCTTACAAGGAGAAGAAGCGCAAAGGCAAGGTCAAGAAAGAATTAGGCGATCCCAAAACTGTCTTAGCTCGGCATGCTCAGACGGCATACAAAAATGCTCGGATTGACCGAGATATGTTCTTGTTCAATCGCCAGAATCAAAAGAAGTGGCCAAAGCAAGCACAGAATATGGAAGGCGAGGCCACTGTCTACCGGATCGCCTCTAAACAAAATCGCCACCTGGGCGAGGCGCTGACAGCTAGCCGTCGTGTCATCAAGGCAGTATCTGGTGATGTGAGCAAGGGAGTTCCTGCTGCAAAGTACGGGCCCAAATTACGGGTTAAGCGTGTCAAAGCAGGAGTTAAGCGCGGTCGGTTCCAGATCAATGCCAAAACTGGCAAGAAGACCCCAGGCGAGGGCGAGTACTGGAAGGACAAGCCAGTACAGTATCCGACTCGCAAGATTGAGCTTCGCCAGATGCGAATGGATGACTTTGGCAAAGCCATGCTGCCTGAGCTGCCCTGGACTGGTCCCCGTGCCTTCCTACACAAGTCGCATGGCATGGTGTCGTTCCGGGCCTACCACGGCAATGGGATGTTCACTGTCATCGGTAAGGGTGACCAGCGTATTCTCACCCACCGTGACCAGTTAACGTTCCTCAAGCCCAAGCGTTCTATCCAAAAGAACTTGCCACCCAAACCCATTAACTTCCCTGGTTCGGACGATGACTGGGCCAAGGCTTACGCAGGGCAGCAAGAGCGACGGGCCAAGCAGGCTGCCGAGAAGGCATCAGCTAAAGCAACCAAAGCCAAGACAGTCGCTGCCAGCGTCCCCAAGGCCACTACTTTCCGGGAACTGGTCAGCCCGTCTCGGGTAACTAATGTCGCTGCGGCCTTAACGGTTGGTGGGTACGCCACGCACAAGTTACGGCAGCGCACCAAGGTCCAGCCGATTGCCAAGAAGTCCACTTCTGATGAGAAGAAGAATCTCGCTCTGGGTGGGATCGCAGGAGCGGCGGGTACCGAGGCTGGCTACATCGTCGGTGGTCAGGGTCTCAAGGGCTACCTGAAGGTTCAGCGCAACAAGAAGGGCCTGACCCCCGAGCAAGAGGACATCTGGGCCAAGCACAAGCAAAAGGCTGGTCTAGCTCCTGGGGCCCGTCCTGAGAAGAACACCCCGTTCCACATCCGGGACAAGATCTACACCAAGTACCCGAAAGAACTCCCCCACTGGCGCGCACAACGATTATTGGGTTACAAGTCCAGGGATTCTGTATATGCGGCAACCCTGGCTGCTGGCGCGGGAGCAGGAATGGCATATGCCCATCACCGGAACAAGAAGATGAAAATGGCCAAGTCCTTAGTTCCGCTTGACCAGCACATTGAGAAGAGCCTTGCCTCGAACATCGCCAATATGGCTCGGGGTACTAAAAAGGTCGAGCAGATTACTATTAATGACGCCCCTGCGGTGAAGACGGTGACCTCAGGGGGTTGGATCTTCAAGCCCAAGTCAAAGATCGTTCATACGTTCGATGGCCAGAAGATTGTCACGAGTACTGGTGGTGGGCTGACTCCTGGCGGCAAGACGTTAGTGGCTGCCGGTGCGCTCACTGGAGCAGGCGGCACGTACTACGAGCACGACCGCCGCTATGTGAAGCGACCTAAGGTCAAGCCGCGTCCAGCTATCCGTAAGTCGTATGTGCCTGCTCGGATGGCCTCTGGAGCAGCTAAGACTCACAACAAGGCTGGCATGTTGTATCGGGATGCTCGGTTAGCGCGCATTGCTGGATCGAAAGAGAAAGCGGCAATTTATCGAGACGCCGGTAATAAGCTTGGTCGTATGGCACGCATGGAGCGGCGGTTAGAGGGCGGTCACAAGCTGATCCCTGTGCAGCGGAAGCCTGACTAATGCCATACAAATCTGACAAGCAGCGCCGATACATGCATGCCGTTCACCCTGAGATCGCCTCGAAGTGGGACAAGGAATACGGCGGCAAGATCAAGGCTAAGAAAAAGAAGATCAAAAAGGGCGTATATAGCAAGCTGCCACGCTTCGGGGTAGCTGCAGAAAACCTGGCTAAGCCCAATGCCACCGCCCCTATTAAAGGGGTTAAGAGTATTAAAGTTGAAGCCCCTAAACCACAGACCCCAGTCAATGCTCCTCCTGACCAGATCAAGCCCTGGCCTGGTGGCGTGAAGCGTAAGTGGAGCGAGATTTCTGGTAAGGAAAAGGCTCTCCTCGCTACTGGCGCAGGGGTTGGTACTGGTTATGGCGTTGCCCGACACCGAAGCAAGAAGGAATTGGTGAAGAACATGGATCCCTTCGAGCTTTCTAAGAAGAAGGACCACAAGTCCAAGGGCAATCCAAGTACTGGCCGAGCTGTCACGTCAGCGCTCTTTCCTGGTATCCACGGCGCAGTTGCTGGGCGCAAGGGTCACAAGGTTGATGCTGCCGGTAATGAACTGGTTGGCTCTATTGCTGGTGGCACTGTCGGGCAGATGGCTGCTATTCCGTTTGGGCCTGCAGCCATGGGTGTTGGTGGGGTGGCCGGTAACATTACTGGTAATACGTTAGGTACGCGCCGAGCTAACCGTATGGGTTACTACAAAGCCCAGAAGAAGGACGTGAAAAAGTCCATGGATCCTTTCAGTATCGAAAAGGCTGAGGGCCTCGGCTATCTTGGCGATCTTGCTGCACATGGTCGAAAGATGAAGACGCTGAAGAATATTCAGAACTCCAAGGCCACCATGCCAGTAGGTAGTAAAGTAGTGAAACCCCTTGCTCCTAAGCCAGTGGCAAAGAACGCTGATCCATTTGGGATCTCCAAAGCAGGACTTAAGCCGGTTCTGCCACCCATGCTGGCTCGGCCTGCGATGAAGCCTGCTTCTACTGGTGAGAAGATCAAGGGACTGGGTTCTTCCCTTGGCCAGAAGACTGGCTTCTCCAGCCTGACTCGGAACCAGAAGATCGGTACTGGTGCAGCTGGGGTTGGTCTGTATGGGATTGGTCGGCACCAGGGCAAGAACTCGTACTAATGCTGTCAGCCTTTGGGGTAGACCACGAGATTTCTAAAAAGAAGTCTCAGTCTGACCATGAGCTGATTCAGGCCAAGATCCACGAGCAACACATGAAGAACCGCGCTAATAAAGTAGAAGATGTCGCTGGTGGTGTAGTTGGTGGTGTTGGTGCTGCCTTCGGTCTTTCGGCACTGAGAAATTCGTATTACTCGGATTATCCGGAGAAGAAGATCGCGCACGAAGCGAAGCTGGCCGCGATGAAGCCCGGGCCCAAGAAGTCTGTTGTGAACTTCGCTATGCATGCCAAGCCACGGTTTCCGGTCTACGTGGCAGCGACAGGTGCCGGTGCTGCGGGATTCGTGGCAGCACGGCGTAAGAAGACTGCTGATCGTCGGATCAAGCGCTACAACGCGCAATTGCAAAAGAGTCTAAGCGAAACTTACGACTCCTCGAAGCCAATTAAACCAAGATTCTAAGCTAAAAGGTCTGTAGCGACCCTGCTGCAGCTACATTTATTGTTTGATTATGGCATCGCGCAAGGTCAACGTGCTTTCTGACATGGAGATCGATGAGATCTCCCTGGTGGATCGCCCTGCGAACCAGCACGCACGAGTTGCCATCGCCAAGAAGGCTCCCGAGGAGGTAGCGGTGCCGTATTTCGATGACCAGGGCACGGTCGTTGATCCGGACACCCTTGAGCTGGGGTCGGTCGTCTTTGACGGCGACGGCAACGGTTTCGTGGTGACGGATGAGAACGACGACAACGAGTACGAGTTCGTTACTGAGGAGCAGCCTCAGGAGGAGCTGGTTACGAAGTCCCTGGCTGAGCAGGTTCGTGAGGATCTTTCCAAGGCTTTCACGGACATTGAGCGTGACGATGTGATCAGCAAGGCCATGGGCGAGGTTGCCAAGGCTGAGGCTCGGGCTGCTGAGGCCGAGAAGATCGCCAAGGCTGAGCGCGACCTGCGACTGACTCGTGAGTACGTCAGCAAGGCTGCGGAGTACGGGATCGGCGGGGTTACCCCGAACGAGCTCGGCCCGGTGCTCATGCGTGCTGCTGAGAGTCTTCCTTACGAGGACTGCGTGGTGCTGCACAAGGCGCTGACCAGTGCTGGTGAGGTATTCAAGGAGCTCGGCACTGCCGGTGGAGCGGAGAACTCCTACGACCCGTTCGGTGTCGTGGACGACATCCTTGCCGCTGATGTCTCGAAGGGCGATGTCTCTCGGGATGCGGCCATTGCTAAGGCCTTCGCTAACAACCCCGCTGCGTACGACGAGTACCAGCGCAACCGGACCCGGTAGGAGGGCCTAGCACATGGCGTACGAGGAGAGTCTTAGGACTATCAGCCTGGACGCTGACTCGTCTCTTGCTGTCTACACGGGTGTTCCCGGGCAGCCTGGGTCGCTCAGCCCTAACTCCGGGAATCTCTACAAGTTCGTGAAGGTCACTGGTGCTCATCAGTGTGGGCTTGCTACTGCTGCGGCTAACGAGGTCGTGGTCGGTGTGCTCAACAACAAGCCCCAGGTGACCAACATGGCTGCCACGGTGGCCATCGGCGGTGTTTCGTTCGTCGTCGCTGGTACTGGTGGTGTTACTGCAGCAGATGGTGTCAAGGTCGAGTCTTCCACAGGTAAAGGCGTTACCTGGGTGGCTGGTACCGATGACCCTGATCTGCAGGTTGGTGTCGCTCTCGGATCGGCGTCGGCTGGGGCCCTGTTCCCCTGCCTGCTGCGCCTTCGATAAGGAGTAGGAAATGCCGAACCCCGCACAGAGTGACCTTCACGTCAATGCGCCACTGACGTCGGTCAGTGTTGCGTATATCCAGGACAGTAAGCGCTTCCTGGCGACTCGGGTCTTCCCCAAGGTTAAGGTCGAGAAGCAGAGCGACCTTTACTGGAAGTACTCGAAGTCGGATTGGCGTCGGACTGACGTTCAGCGTCGTGCACCGAGCACTGAGTCGCCCGGTGTCGGCTGGAACGTGACCACGGATAGCTACTTTGCCCACGTGTACGCGGTGCACAAGGACATTGACGACCAGCTCCGTGCCAACGCCGACTCCAACTTCAACCTTGACTCGGACGCTACGAAGTTCCTCACCAACCAGATGCTCCTCAAGCGGGACATCGACTGGGCGTCGAAGTACTTCACCAACGGCGTCTGGGCCACTGAGTACACGGGTGTTGCCTCCGGTCCTACCACCGGTCAGTTCGTGCAGTGGAACTCGGCCACCTCGGACCCGCTGGCGAACACCACGGACTGGGGTCTGGCGTTCGATGAGCTCAATGGCTTCGAGTTCAATAAGATGGTTGTTGGTACGGACGTCTGGAAGGCCCTGAAGAACCACCCGGCCATCCTCGACCGCATCAAGTACACGCAGAAGGGTGTCATCACCGAGGATCTGGTTGCCAGCTTCTTCGGGGTGGATGAGCTGATCATCGCCAAGGCGACGAAGGCTTCTGGTCCGCAGATCCCGGATGCTGCTGCGCAGGATGCTGCCGCTTCCTACAGCCGGATCGTGAACAAGAAGTCGGTGCTCTTCTGCTACGCGCCGCCGTCGCCCTCCCTGCTTACTCCTAGCGCGGGTTACACCTTCGTCTGGAATGGCTACCTGGGCTCTGGTGGTGGCGAGGGTGTCCGGATCAAGAACTTCCGGATGGAGCCCATCGCTTCGGACCGCATCGAGGCCGAGATGACCTACGACCAGAAGATCGTCTCTCCTGACATGGGTGTCTACCTGATCAACGCGGTTGCCTAGTACGTAACATCAGCACCCAATCAAGAGGCCTCGCTACTTCGGTGGTGGGGCCTCTTGACTTCAGTAAGGAAAATAGAGTTATGACCAACATCGTTATGACCTATCGCGTTCGTAAGCCCTTAGACATTGGCGACAGCAAGCGGATGCCTGGGGAGCTTGCTCCTGAGGCCCCCACCTGGCCACTACTGGACTCGCACATCCACTGCGGCAACATCGTGCAGGCGGCTGTGGACTATGACGAGTACGTGAAGGCCATCAGGAAATACTGTCCAGAGCTCGCAGACGAGCTGGGAGTCGTTGCTGAGAAGCGTTCTCCCAAGGTTGTACCTACTAAGGAAGGTGTGTAGTACCCATGGGTGACTACGAGGAGAAGCAAGCTGCACCGCCTGCTGCAGACAACGGTGCTGGGCATCCTGATTACGATGCTGAGCCCGAGAACCTGCAGGCAGTGATTGTGCCGCCGAACGCTGCTCTTGACGATGATGTCCCGGCTAAGGAAGAGCCAGCTCCTAAGAAGAAGAAGTAGTCACCATGTCCTGGAATTATAGTGGAGACCCCACCGACAGCGATCTGGACGCTGTGCGGTTCTACGTCCAGGACACTGACTCAACGGACCCGCTGCTCTCTGATGAGGAGATTCAGTACCTCATCGATGCTTGGAAACCGCTCTACGGTTCGCTGCTCTTCACCGCGTCTGTTGTGGCAGACGTTATTGCCTCGAAGTTCGCACGGGACGTGGCAGTAAGTGGAGATGGCGTCAACGTTGGAGTACAGGATCTCCAGAACAAGTATGAGCAGCTGGCCATCCAGCTTCGCTATATGCACAAAAACGCCATGGGGCTCAACCCGGGAACGGGAGCCTTTGCTGGCGGTACCTTATGGGACGACAACTTTGATCAAACTATCAAGCCACTGAGCTTTGCCAAGGGGATGCATGATAACCGGCGTAGCGGCCAACAGAACTTTGGGGGACAGAATCCACCGCCTGATTCACCGTATCCGTACTACGCGGACCGATGAACAGGAAGCCCTTCCGTGAGCGTACGCAGATGTACGCTCGTACTCGGGCTAATGCTAACATGTTGGACCGCATTAGGGTGGTCCGCACGTCAGGCCCTGTTCTGGATTCTTCGACCCTCAAGGTAACGCTTACTTCTACCGCTACGGTCTATGAGGGCAAAGCCCGGATCTGGGCTATTAATAGTGCTGGTGTGACCATTGTTGGGGAGAACGTCTACAACAACAGCTCGACTTATGTAGCTATCCCCTTCAACGCACCCATCCCTCGACAGGATGATGTGGTGCTAGTCCTTGCGGACCAGGGCGATACCTCAGTGGTCAACCAGGCGTTCCACATCCTGGATGTCAACGGTGGCGGATTATTACAGTCCCATCGCATTCTGACCTGTGCTGCTTACGCTGGCTCGCGGTTCTGGGAGGACGGTCTTACTAACCCAGTAGGCACCAATGTCGGATTCGCTGACACCTACAATGAGATCTACTAAATGCCTACCGCTGCGTCAGCTGACATTTTCGCATTGGCTGAAGATCTTCACGCTGCTGGGCTGGATATCAACAATTCAGTGCACCAGATTCTTACTGAAACTGCTCAGCAAGTCCAAGCCAACGCAGTTTCACTAGCCCCACATAAGACTGGTGCGCTGCAGCAATCTATTCAAATTCGCTGGATCGACGTCAATACTGTTGAGATCTATCCCTCCATGCCCTACGGCGTGTATCAGGAGTTCGGTACTGGTACCCGTGGTGAATTTGGTGGTCAGATGTATACCATCAAACCTAAGAAGCCTGATGGAGTACTGGTCTTCAAAAAGGGCGGTGTGACGGTCTACACCAGGGAAGTGCACCACCCTGGTATCCCGGCGCACCCTTTCATGCGACCTGCGCTTATTCAGGCACTGGGGCCCTTTGCTGACCAACTGGCTAAGCAGGGGGCATTACAGATCACGCAGGGGAAGAAATGAAGCCACTTCGCCGGAAAGAGATCACTGATCTTCTTTTGTCTACGCTGCGTACTGAAGACTTTCCTATTGGTGACGTGCACCAGCCTACCGAGAAGAAGTCAGGCTTACAGGCTGGCTGGAACGGTCAACCCGGTCTTCCCTCTTCAACATATCTTCCGTTCGCCATCCTGGTGCCGTTGACGGCCAATATCTCCAGTGGCCCGATGACTGATCCACAGGGTGACATCCAGCTGCCCTATCAGCTCACCCACTACGGGTTAGACCGGGCCCAGGTCGAGTTATTAGCGGATCGGTTACGCACCAAGCTGGATACTTTAAAACATACCACCGTCACCTATACGGGTAATGATGGCAAGATCCAGCAGATTAGGTACACCACGATTGGTGGTATCGGAAAGAACGAGGCTACCGATCCTGCCACCATGATCGCAGCCGATGTCTTTGCCGTCTGGCTGACAAGGAAGGTGTCCTGATGGTTGATTACGTTAATATTTACTTAGGCGATATCAAGTCCCGTGTTCGTCCTGAATCTCTGGATGTCTGGCTGGCGAGAGGCTGGCGCACTGACGAGGTTGAGGACGTTGAAGTCGTATCAAATCAAAATCCTTCTGATGAAAATGTTGCTCCACCTTCAACTGAGACAGCTTCCGTAAGGTCAAAGAGTAAGACTGTCACGCCTGAGGAGACGTAATGGCCAGGGTTATCCCTAACGAGCAAACCTGGGTGGGCTTCGCGCTCAGCGTGACTAGCTCCGGATCCGCCAACGAGGTCCAGACCGTCTCGGTCGGAGCTGCCTCTGCTGGTGCCTTCACCCTTTCCTTCGGTGGTTACACCACCTCCCCGATTGCCTACAACGCGGCTAACAGCGCTGTGCAGACCGCCCTTGAGGGGCTGGCCTCTATCGGCTCTGGCAACGTGGCCTGTGCTGGCACGCTGGCTACTGCAGTGACGGTGACCTTCCAGGGCACCAAGGCAGCCAAGGGCTGGCCGCAGCTTACTGGCGCGGTGACGACTCCACTTACCGGTGGGGCGCTCGCTATCGCCACTACGACCCAGGGTCACCCGGCCACCACGCTGGCTCCGACCACCACGGACATCAACAGCGCAGTCGAGCTGACCCCGTTCCTGATGTCCCTTACTGCGTCCTCTACGGGTAACGTGGTCCCCACGCCTAACCTGGACACCCTGTTCGAGACGTCCATCGTGGGTACCTCGCAGGCTTCCTTCACGGCTGACTTCTACCGGGACGACGAGAACGACGTCGCCTGGAATACCCTCCCGCGTGGTACTCGGGGCTACTTCCTGATCTCCCGGTTCGGTGGGCACGGTACAAACCAGAAGCCCATCGTGAACGACTACCTTGAGGTCTGGCCGGTGGATGTGGTCTCCCGGACCGCCACGAACATGGCCAATAACACTGTGCAAACCATGTCTATTGTGTGTTCGGTTAATGTGGAGCCTAACGAGAACGCTCTCGTCTCTTCATAACCTAAGGAGGAGTCATGCCCAGTGACTCTGAAGTCCAAGTAGTGGCTGCCAAGCAGGCACAGTCCAAGGCTGCTAAAAAGGCCACCTTTGAGATGCTGCGCGGTAAGAAGCGCCAAGCTCGGACCGTTCCCTTCGTCTTAAACGGCGAGGAGATCGAGTTCGAGTTTTGTGCTATCGGCGCTAAGGCCTATGACGCCCTGCTTACCGCCTGTCCTCCGAACGTGGAGCAACGTGCTGAGGGCTCGCAATACAACATCAACACCTTCGGGCCTCGGCTTCTGTCGAAGGTCTGTCTGGATCCTGAGCTCACTGAGGCCCAGTGGGAAGAGATCTGGAACTCGGGGGACTGGAACCGAGGCGAGGTGATGTCGTTGTTCAGTGAGGCCGTTAACATCTGCAACACCGGCCTGAGCCTGGGCCCTACCGCAACCGTCTGAGGTATGACCCTAGTTTCTATCTAGAGTTACTGTATTGCGACGAGCATAACCTCAGCCATTCGCAGTTCCTCTCCTGGTCCCCAGACGACCGTGCCAAGGCCCTAGCATTTACTATTGAGAAAAATAGTAAGTGCACCTTGTGCGGTACAGCAGAATGGGAGTGGGAGGAGGATAAGCGCGCCTATTACCCGATGGAGCAATTCTGTCCTGGCTGTTATTCAAAGAGCATGCTGGAAGAGACTGCCGGAAAGGTACCGGGCACGACGGTTAAATTAGTTGCCGCTCGATCTCAAGATCACGCGCAACAGCTGGTAGACCAGAAGCGGAAGGCGGAGCGTGAGCGACGAGCAGCAGAGGGACGCAACCGTCAGGCTCCAAGCTGACACCTCTGCCTATACCACGCAGATCCAGCAGGCTTCGCAACAGACCGCTACCTTCGGCCAGCAAATTGATTCGCTTTCCCAGAAACTTGACCATTTAGCTAAATCAGCCGGTAAGAAACTGCTCTTTGGTTCGGCTGGTTCATTAACCATAATCGCAGGTGCGACGGCTGCCTATGCCGGGATGGAGAAGCAGCTCTCCACCCTGAATGCGATGTCGGATAAGTCTTCTCGCAAGATGGAGGACTTCGAAAAGAGCGTTCGGTCTATCTCTCGAAACTTCCCAGTTTCTCGTGGCGAAGTTATCCAATTAGAGACCACCATTGCCAAACTGGGTGTCACCTCCACCCGGAGCATTGACGACATCTCCAAGTCAATGATCAAGCTTGCTGGGGCTACCGGTGAGGGTGTTGGCGGGTTAACTACTGGTCTGGTCGAACTTGGTCGCCAGATGGGTACCCTGGATGCGGGAAGGATTGACCAGTTCGCTTCGGCGCTGTTCAAGGTTTCCCACCAGGCTGGTGTTAGCGCACAAAGTGTTCTGAGCTTCTCGCAGGCTATTGCTCCTGCTGCTCGTGCAGCAGGGATCTCTGAGAAAGCCGTCTTAGGTATCTCGACTGCCTTCTCCAAGGCCGGTGCGGATGGCTATGCGGCTGCCAACACCTTCAACACCATGCTGTCGGATATCACCCGTCAGGTGGTTACTGGCTCACCTGCGATTGCCAAGTACGCCAACTTACTGGGGATGACGGCTGATCAGTTCAAGAACCTCAGCCGAACTGAAGCCTTAACGCAGATCTTCGAGACCATCAACAAGCAAGGCCCTGACGCGATCAAGACTCTTGACGCCCTCGGGTTCGATGGGGTTCGAGCTATGCGGTCCCTGCAGGCTGTTTCGCAGTCTGGTGGTATTCGACAGTCAATTAGCGCTGCATTGGGTGGTAGTGATAATGGGATGGACCAAGCCTACAAGCGGTCCACCGATAACTTAGCTGACCAGTTAACCAAGACAAAGAACGCTTTCAGCGATATGGCTGTCACAGTTGGTGGGCCATTCGCTAAAGCATTCGAATATGCCTTAAAGCCAGTCAATGCTCTAGTTAGTGGTATTGATCGACTGGTCGGCATTATGTCTGGCCGTGCCCAGGTCTTAGCAACTATCGGCACGGTGGGTGCAGGGTTAATTGGTACTGCCCTCCTTGCTACTGGAGCTAGGACAGGGCTGGCAACCTATTCCTTACTGCGCAAGTCAGGTCCAGTACGCGGTATCGAAGAGGGTCTTTCTGCTGGCCGAGTTATTGCCGGTGGCGGTGTTGTAGATAACGAGTGGGCCAGAAGGGAGATGGCTGGCGAACTTCGTTGGTACCAGCGCCCCTTCTACCGGTTTGGTTCTGAGGTTGGCCAGGCGCTTCCGCAAGGGTTTGGCCGGGGGAGATCAATTCCAGGACGGATCCTTAGGGCTCCGCTAGATGTCGGTACCTGGATGGCCAATACGGGTGCTGAGTACTACTCGAACATCCGTGCGGATACGCTGCAGCGCCCTGCTCCTATTCTGGATGCCGTTGGGCGAATGTCTACCGGAGCCAGACGACAATTCGAGACAATTCTTGCTAACCCAGCTGCCTATGCCCAAGGCATGCGTGGATTCGGTGTTGAGGGAGTCAACAAGCCTGTTCTCAACATGGCGCAGATTGCCGAAGAGGGTGGCAAGAAACTGGGCCGTGGCGTTGAGAACATGGTCAAGGCCACCGAGCACTTCGATAACAAATTACGCGCTGCCGCTTCTGCGCAAGCCATTGGTGGTACTCGGGCCACAAAAGCAATGGAAGAACTCACTGTCGCTTCCAGTCAGTTAGTCCGAGCCTTCATTAAATTAGAGGCGCAGTCATCTCTTACTGCAGTGACCAGCACTGCTGGTATCGCCCGAGCTGGATTACGGGGTGTTGGCCGAGGCTTAGCTAGCGCGCTTATCTCTCCTTGGGCCATGCTGCCGATTGGTATTGGCTTAGGAACTTCTGCTTATGGAGCTTGGCAGCACGAGCGTAATTACAAGGCCGATGCAGGCGCGACGGTCGCAGATGAGTACAATGTCGCATTAGGTAAATCGACGTCTTCGCTGGATCTGTTCACCAACGCTGTGAAGACAGCTACCGCTGCTTTACCGAAGCCCCAGTCTCAGGCTGAAGCCGCCACTATTACTCCTGCGGTTATTGCAGCTGCGCATTCTCCTGGGCGAAAACTCACTAGCAGCACGATTAGTGGGTTACGTAATAACACCTCTAATAGCGTGGTGGCTTCGCTGTTAGCGGCTCAAGATATGGGCCCAGAGCAGTTACAGTTAGCGGCTGTTGACTTAACCCAGAAGTTCGGTGCTAAGAAAGCGCAAGATATTCTTAATCAATACACCAAATCTTCTGGTCCTAATTTTGGATCGCTTATTCAGTATCAGACCGATCTCTCTGCCGAGGGCTGGTCGCACCACGGAGGCTTCAGGACTAACACCAAGGGTGAAGACTTCGCTGCCAACGTTGTGAAGACACTGCAAGAGCAGGCGGTTGGCCAGGAGAACATCTATGGCAATCGATATGCCAGGCAGAGTCTGAACCAGGATTACATTAACTACATTGCTGGCGCGGTTACTGGCGGCAAGTTAGAAACCGGTACCAATCTTCAGCATGGAGCCGATGTTCGGGAAAAGGCTGTTTCTGAGCTGGTTAAGAACATCAAAGCGCAGACGCCTGGCTTCAAGGCGGACAACTTAGATATCAACAAGTGGTACAAGCAATATGCGCGTGGTGATATTACCGAGGCGCAATTAAAGTCCAAGATCGGCCAGGCTATTAGTAGTAGTTCTAGTACTGACTATCTGGGTGGTATTTCTGGCGGCGTTGTCTCTAACGATGTCTTAGCCAATATGCGGCTCAATCCTGAGCCCACCATGTTCCAGCGGATGGTTACCAATGCCCCTTCTGCAGGGCTTGGTGAAAGAATTGCTGGCTCTACTGCTATTGCTACCGCATATGCTAAGCCTGGTGACGAGCAAGCTCAGCGCGCCGGTATGGCTGATCTACTCAAACAAGCCAGCCAAGCTGGGTCGAGTTTTGTAAATCTGAGCAATGAATTAGATAAAGTCCAACACCTGGTTGGCAATGACGTCACCAACGGGCTGTATCAGTTAGCTGAGGCTGCCAAGCAATTCGCTGCTGCCGCCAATGCCTCGAATACTCGGTTCTCTGGGCGTACTGCTGGCACGATGTCGGTGGTTCAGCAATACCGCAACGTGATGGGGAACTCGCAGAGTACCCAAGGCCAGGTGGATACTGCCAAGAACCAAATGCTGGCGCAGCGGGACCAATGGCAGGACTACTTCGCCCAGATCATTCAAGCTGCGCACCAGTTTGATATTCAGATGAAGCGCGGTTATGACGACTTCATCACGCAGCGGACTCGTTCAACTGATGCGTTCCACCTGCAGATGAAGCACAGCCAGCAGGACTTCCACACCCAGCAGTTACGGTCTGAGGCGAACTTCAACCGCCAGATGGCACGTCAGGCCGAAGATGCAGCAAAGAGCTTCTACAACCCGATGGAGCGGGTCTTCAACCGGATCACTACCGATGCCGATACTGCTTTAATGAACCTGCAGGATCAAAACCGTCAGATGATCCAGCAGTCCTCTAATTTAACCAAAGCCAAGAACATGGGACTGTCGCAGAAAGCTATCGATACCCTTAATTTAGCATCGCCAGAGCAGGCCCAGAACCTCAACCGCATCGT